TTATCGATTCGCGATTCACGGTTTCTATCGACGAATATGTCACGTCAGCTGTGCTTAGTGGATTCGCGGAACTACTTAATGCATTATTCGTTATCGATTCGCGATTCACGGTTTCATTATGACGTAATATTGTGAAAACGTTATTCGATACGTTTTCACCAAATGATTCACGAATCGATTCAGTTAAATCCTTATCATAAAGTTTCTTGTATTCCGTTCGTATTGTTTCATATTCACCGGACGTCATATTCTTCACAACAGCGTATAAATCGGATTCTGATTCTTTTATGTTGAATAAACCATCACCAACGATATCACGCATCATCGCTACTTTGCTCAATCCATTATACTTACGATCAATGGTTTCTATCGACGAATATGACACGTCAGCTGTGCTTAGTGGATTCGATATATCGGAACCACTTAATGTATTATTCGTTATCTGTGTTTGAATTCTCGATTGTAATTGTTCATACTGACGCGACGACAATTCACTCTTTAAATAATCCTCCATTGTATCGATTTTTCCAAATAAACGATTACGATTATAATCTGGAAGAACCGATGATTCAAACGACGACTTTATCGCATTATAATCATTCACCGTTTTTACATTGCGAAACGCGTATAGGATAGCACTCTCATCAGTACCAATACCTTCTGACGCTTTATGTATTAACGTTGAATTTGACGTTTGACCGTATTTGTCTAATACATATTCCTGATCAACAGTCCGTATCTCGCGATTTCCTGTTATGATATCCGATATATTAGTTACAGTATTTACTGCAGCATCTTTAACAGATTCAGCGATTAATATTGGTATACGTACACCAAGCTCTTTGATTAATTGTGGAATGTATGATTTTAATTTACTCATGTCTCCTAGAAAGAACCAATTATATATACCACTTATAAGCGTTTCTATTTTAAGAATTCGAAACACATCATCACCTAATATAATACCAGTGATTAATCCGGCAGCGCCGCCACCTAGGTTTCCTAATACTGGGACGACGGTCCCAGCAGCAGCGAATAATGCCGTGACTAAGAATGGTGCACCAAATATGCGAATGATGTTATTGATTTGCTCGCGATTTCGTTCATGCCATTCTTCTTCGGTGATTGAACCTAATATTTTCATCTGTAATGCATTAATCATTGCGCGAAATGCTTCAACGATAAGAATCCACTTAACGAATTTCTTTGCGACAGATCGTAATCGTGATGCAAACCAAGACCCGAGACCTGATGTCCATTTCGCTAATCGTGCCATCATAGTATCTGTTGATCCTGATAGCATTAGAAAGAACGAATTCGCTCTATTTAGAAATGGCATATATTTTGCGAATCGGCTGTTTGCTAATGATATCTTCGAAGTAAGATTCATTGTATTTTGGATTGCGAGTGGTGTACTAGGAAACAATCCACGAATCGTTCCTCCAGTTGATACTCTCGAGAAACCGCCGGGCAATTTACCAAAACTAACAGCCACGCGAGCAACTGTTGTTTGTATATGTTCAAATGTATTAGTGATATCGGATAGCGTCGTGCCTTTCGGTAACACATCGTTTATCTTATCAAGAATAAATGCTGTACTGAATAGAAACCCAGACGGCAAGAATGGTGTTAATATAGCAAGTAACCCGTCCCTCGTTTTACTAGCAACATTACCAATTTTACCGAGTACATCATTCATCACTTGCTTACGTTCGATATGCGCTTCATCTTTGTCACGCATTATCTCGAGTTTTTCTCTTCTCTCGTTATCAATTGACTTCTTAGCTGATTCTGCTAAATTAGAACTGGCTGTTCCTAGCGCATTAAAGAATGGTGTTACTTGTATAGGTACTAATGCTGTCTGATTTAAATCGTCGCTATCATGATTTTCTTCATTTGAACTTAGATTCTCAACATACCATTCATGTTTATTCGTAACATGCACTTCATCGCTAATCGTTTTTGCGAAATTATATAAACTAGCTGGCAATATGTCATCAACTGGGTTAGCAACTTCAACGTTCTTCTCCTGTTCAATTATATGAACATTCGGTTTGCTCGTATCATCACCATCCTTCCCTAGGGAAGATATTGCGGCGATTGCTGTTGCAATGAATTTTAGCATATTACTTTACCTTATTATTTTCTTGTTCAATCATCTCACAGAATAAATCGCGTTCAAATGGTATCATATTCTCGATTTCCATGAGTGAGTAATTGTATTCCTGAGTTAATTTGAAGTTTAGTTGATAAAAACTAAACAAATCGGTGTAACTCAGTATAACGTAAAAAAATCGTCGAGGTTCCGGAAGTATACTTTCTTCTCTACATTTAACGAATTTTTATATGTCACAACATGTTCGATTTTAGGCGACGCATCAAAGAACTTCTGTATCGCCTCGAAGGTTGCGTGATTTAGCGAATCAATAAAGTCCTCTTTTTCTTTATTCGTTGAAGACTTCCATGGGTATACGTTCTCTTCATCGAATACACACTCAATGCAATTTACTATAAGCTGCATCGCGACATCTTTCGGGTCATTCATTTTTTTTAATGATTCACTAATACCTGCATTTGGATGAAATAGCTTCATACTATATCGATCGTCAATCTTAATAATACCATCATGCGGTTTATTTGGAAAAATAACATTCACACTATTTAAATCTAATTCGAGATCGTATTCCTTCTCATCGTCAGAATCATTTACATGAAAGTGTACAATATTATCGACAGACTTCGCTCTTAATTGTATGAAGATATATTCCATGTCATATAATGGTATCAAGTTTACGTCAAAGTCTTCGCTCTGAATACAGTTCGTGATGATTTGTTTAATCGCACGTAACATATCAGCTCGATCACTCGATTCGCGAGCCATTAATAGAATCTTTTCTTCCTTCACAAGAAAAGGACGATATGTTAATGTCTTCTGTGTAGATGGTTGTGTTAATTCGAATGTCGGTGCTACGATTACAGGTAATGACATAATTTACTCCATGTTATTCGATTGTGAAATATTCGTAACGATATGTTACTGGTATTTTCGTTATTTGATCTGTTGATTCCCACGCCATTTGAATTTGATCATATGATATTGGATATACACCAGTTAAGCGATATGTTTTTATCTTTGTTCCTGATTGTTCATATATATTAATAACCATGTCGCGCGTGTATTCTTCATAATACGCTGGTGCATATTTAAAATCGCCCTTTAAGTCTACAACTTCATTAACCCAATCATACAGTATTTGTATGATGACACCCTGGTCATCAACAGTATGTGTTGCGATAATTTCTTGTGGGTTCGACCCATACGGAATCGTATAAGTTAAACCGTTACTGTATTGACGATAGTTATCAGCTGTTAGAAATGCCGCACCGGGTAATGCGATTCCTTCTGTTCTTAATCGTATTGAATTTAATGCGTTAAGTGATCCAATGTTAGATGAACCCGGTGGCAGAATGAATACCTCGAACGAATGTGGTCTTAGAAACCCACGTACACTGGATTTGAATGATGATACGTTAAATGTCATTTATTTTCCCAATATGATTCTTTTCGATTCGTTCCAAACATTCTGTTTATTGTCTTTTACGAATCGTTCTGTTGGTAACATCAACGCAATGTCCCATTCATTATATGGAATATACAGAAACCGAGATCGTCGATGTTGATTTAAATACTGTTTGATACATGGTCTGAAATAGCGAAACCTGCTAGCGCTATTTAATAGTTCATATGTTAATTTCAATTTTTTCGATTTGCGTATGTTATCTATTCGCTCAATTGAATATAGTGCATCCATTAATCGTGCACGAAATAAAGGCGGTAAGTAGTGTAAATTCATACCGAGAAATCCATCTTTCTTTCGATCAATTACGAATATTAATGGAAATCGATCATAATAAGGGAGTGTCTTTTTATGTTTTGGGTCGTAGAAGAACATGAACATGCGACCAATATCCGAATTACTCAATCTACTATACATATTCGCGCTTTCTCTCATCAACTTCGTATTATTTACTGAAGTGATTTGTGATGCACGATCGCGGAGCCAATCACGCGCGTCAATCGTACCAGGAGTTATACCAGCCTGCATTCCTTCTTTCGAAATCCGTTGAAAAATATATGTTGTCATTATCTCTTCTTAATACCTAGTTCATATTCAGTTAGTATTCTGAAATTCCATCTTCGTTCTTCACACCATTTACTTGCGGCTGCCCACTTATCATTATTAATAACCCATGTTTTTACTTCATATAAATATCGTTTTGACATCTTGGTCTGCATTTTTGGCTGCAGTGTTTCGTGCGATGGTTTAACCTCGATTACATCAATCTCGATTCCACCGTCTACAGTTTTCTTCTCAACCCAGAAGTCCGGGAAATAACGATGTATCTTACCATCAATTGACGAGCGGTATGGAATAAAAAATTCTTCTGATGACCAACGTAATATATTCGTCTGTGAATCGCAGAACGACATAAACTTCAGTTCGTAACTAGAGCGATACACGATTCTAGTTGGATCTCCTTTATATTTATGCGGGTTCTTTGGCTTAAAAAATCCTTTCATATTATTCCGTTATAAATAATAGTAATCATTATATTTATAGGTATCGTATGGCACGGAGTCGAAACTCGTTAACTGAAGTCAGTGCAAGCAGCGCACAGATGAAAAGTTCACACACAATACTAGAACGATCACAACTCGATACTCTTCGTCAGACTTCGGGAAGTCTTGGATATGGTGCAGGTAAAATTAATAGCGATGTAACAGGATCGCATAAAAATCAATCAAACACATCACGTGCAAAGTTAGACATTGGCGGTTTAGTTTCAGAAAATTTATTTGCGGCGGGGCATACAATGAAAACTGTGTCTACTCTGTTATCTAGAATCGCAGGTTCAATCGACAATCGAAAACCATTACATCGTAATATGCCAGAGAATAAGAGTGATTTATCACTAACAGCTGTTCGAGTTCCAAACGCGTTTCGTAAAACACCAAACGAAGAAATTCGTGATAAAAGACGTGAATTACTTGGTATGAACGACGAAGGTTATGAAGGATTGAAATTCCCGTTGGACTTAGAGGAAAAGGCATTCTCATATATTAAGCTAAGCTTCTTTAATTATCGACGACCATCATCAACCGTCGCTGGCGATCTTACGCGGGATGCAACATACATATACTTACCACTACCAGAAGATATGGTTCAAGATTTCTCAGTACGATATAATCAACAAGACATTGGTGGTATACGACAGATCGCAGATACACCAACTGCACGTCAAATTATCAGCGGCATTAATGCGGGGCAATCACTAGAACAGATAGGTTCGACGATTGATATGAAAACTATATTAAATGACGCAACTGATACTGCTAAGAACTTAGCATTTCGTGCTTTAGCAACAACAAACATCGGTGGGCTGATTGGGCAGGAAGTTGGTATGATTCCGAATCCGCATCCAACTGTATTTCTTGACGGTGTGGATCTACGTCAGTTCGATTTTGTATGGAAGCTTATACCAAAATCGAAACGTGAAGCAGAAATGATTCATCGCATTATTAAAACGCTTAAGAAGAAATGTTTGCCTAAGAAAGACGGCTCCTATCTAACATACCCGGCGTTAGTACAGCCAACGATTCAAGGTAACGACGAGCATGTTGATGATTATAAGAAATGTCTAATATCGAAAATCAACATCAATTATAATGGTGAAGGAACATCGGCATTCTTTCGCGATGGACGTCCAGTTTCAATTATTCTTACATTAGGATTTCAAGAAGCTGAACTATATCTTGAAGATGCCCCGAGCCCGAGAGAGTCGGTATAATGTCAAGACAGAATAGATACTTCGAAAAGTTTCCCTTCGTCGATTATAAAAGTACGCCCGCAATTGATATTACTAAGAGAGTTGCATTTAATTCTCGTGTTAAGAATTTTGTCACTGCCTTCTATACATACACATTGCGATACGACGATCGTATTGAAAACTTAGCATTCAACTATTATGATGATGTCGATTTTGATTGGATCATATATCACGCGAACGATATCATTGACCCGTATTATCAAGTTCCACTCGACTACGATTCATTTGAAGAATATATAAAAAACAAATATGGATCAGTGCGTAATGCTAAACGTAAAACGATTCACTATAAAAACAATTATGTTGGTGACGATTCTGTATTATCAACATCAGCATATGAAGCACAACCGGGATCACGAAAGAAATATTGGCAGCCGGTGTTAAGCGTTGTTGGTATTGCGGGTTATGAACGAACACAAGAAAGCTATATTGCATCTACAAACAAGATCATATCATTTGACATCACAAATGTTAATGGCGATTTTAAAGAAGGTGAAGTCATTGAATCGACATCAAACAATTCAGTGTTCGCTGAAATCACTTCATATACGAATACATCGATTATAGTACAGCACATAAACGGCGACTTTTCAAGTAACACAAACTTCACAATTCGTGGTGAAGAATCGAGCGCAAATGCAACAGTTATTGTGTCGACGACAAAAACATTGATCAATGTTATACCAACAGACGAACAAGTATATTTTTCACCGGTTTCATGCTTTGATTTTGAAGAACAGCAGAATGAAAATAGACGTGAAATTTATTTAGTCGACGAATCATATACGCCAAAGTTAAATAAACAACTAAGAGATACTCTAAAATAATATGAGTAATATACCATATGATGTATCAGATGTCATAATTGCAAATGACGAAATTATGTTAAGCAAATTCTCAGGTGGTGAGGCTCGTAACATTTACAACTTAGTTACACAGATATATTTACATGAATCATTGACGAATGCAACGCTATCAGCTGACATATACTTAGCTGAAGGCGTCGAACTCATTAACAATTTCCCAATGAATGGGGAAGAGTTCATCGAGTTTTCATTTCAAACACCATTAAGAAAAGAAATATCAGTTAAGCTGTTTGTTGAATCAATTGATAATCAGATTACTGCGGACAATTCTCTTATTAAATCATATGTTCTTCGTTGTGTAACCGAAGATTACCTCAAGAATAGCTTTCATTTGTTTTCACGCCGCTTCACGAATATGAACTATGATGCCGCGATCGCCGGCATTATGAATGAAGAACTCAAGACAAATAAGTCAGTTGAAATTGAAACGACTAAAGGTAAGTTTGATTATGTAGTGAATGCGGTGCGGCCGTTACAAGTAATCGATCTCGTACGTGAGCGTGCAGTATCAGGTGAAAGAAACGAATCATCACTCTTTTTCTTCTATGAAGACAATGAACAATATCGATTTTTAACACTTGAAAAGTTAATTGAAGATCGTAAAGAAAAATCCAAACGCCCTGATTATATTTTCGTTTATGATACCGCGAATCGAGCATCACCTTATGATAAGGTGATCAACTATCGAAACATATTAAGCTACAGAACAATAAACCAAGGAACGACGATTGAAAAAGTAAAGCGCGGTAGAATGAGAAATCAGATTCGTGAGTTTGATATTCGTACTGGTACATATTACTCGAAAAAGGAATACATCAACTTAGTCGATAATCCTAAATTTAAAAAGATCGATGAATCGTGGTTTGATTTCAACAGTGATGTTTTTAATGGTTACGTTACTGAATTTCCAGCAGTAAGTGAAATGGTCGTAAAGGATAGCACTAGGCCAGAAATGGAACACAATAAAACAATTCATATGAAGAGACCATTTGCTGATAAGTTACAGCAATATTCAGTTCATCTTCGTACATACGGCGATACCGATATATTACTGGGTGATACAATACGTTTATCGATACCTGAAATTACTGGTACGTCTATTGCACCACCCGAACAAGAAATCTTTGCGCAGAATTATATCATATTCAGTCAAACACATAAGTTAGAAAAAAGACAGAATGATGGGAGGTTCTCGTATTATATGAATCTCGATTTGAGAAAACCAAACCTACAAGGAAAGGGTATTGCGTAATGTCATATTATAAATTCGGAGATAATTTCAAGTGGTTCGTTGCACGTATATCAAATATCATGGACCCAGAATATTTGGGCCGTGTACAAATTCGTGTCTTGCACGATCAGACGGGCGAATTAGGTAAAAAGAAATCCACTCATGGTGTAGTGAACGAAGATCTATTATGGGCATGGCCCTTGAGTGGAATACAATCATCGAGTTTAAATTGGAGAAAACTAACAGAGGAAAATGCTGGTTTAGAGGAATTTAATACACCAGATTGGATTGACGCAGTTGGAATATCACCAACAGGTATTGCCGTTGGTACGTATGTATTTGGTTTTTATCTTGATGCATTCGAGGAAAATATACCGATCATATTTGGTACGTATCATAAAATGTCAATATATCCTGAGCCACCATCGGACGATCCTAATGTTACTTCGATGTTACAATTAGAAGAACCGGAAGAACCAAAATTCCACAGTGATGTCGCTGCTCTCGCGCGTGGATTCGCGATTGACGAAGAAGGTAATCGCTCAAGTGGACAGACATTACCCAAGAAATATGAAAGCGGCGAAATAGTCACCGAACCATTCACCGCATATGATGTAACATATCCTTATAACTTAACATATACGACAAAATCTGGTCATGCAATCGAGCTTGACGATACACCAGGACACGAACGAATTCATGTTTGGCATAAATCAGGTTCATATGAAGAAATTAATGAAGATGGCCGGCGTGTAGTTAAAACGGTTAACGATTCGTATAATATCGTAAACAAGAATCATAATGAATATATTCAAGGAAATTGGAATCTTGAAATCAAGGGACATGCAAAGATACTCACAAAAGGCGGTCTTTCAATTGCTGCACCCGGTGGCGTAACAATTACAGATGGTAGTTTATATGTCGAGGGTTCTTTAGGTACTAAGAAAGGTGCAACCGGATCATTCATAACGCTGTCTGGGCAGATCGTAACTGTTCAAGACGGTATAGTCACAAACATATATTAAGGTTCATTGTATGTCATTACAAGGTACACTCATAATAAATCAGCAACAGATAGATGATCTAACTAAACAGATCAATAATGCAACAGATTGTGCAGCATTATCACTTATATTTGAAAGCTATCTCAACGCGATTGAAGATATTATACGAGCAAAGATACAGACACAGGGTGACATACTTGAAAATATAATGCCGCTATTGAACCTGCCGAAGCCATCACCAAGACAAATTCTCAAATATATTAAGAAATTCGTTGGTGGTATGATCATGCCACAGCTTGAAGCACTGATTAATCTAGTCATTCAACTCGTGTCGTTTATTAATTCTCTACAAGCGTTAAGTAATGCAATTATAGGTGCACAAGATCGATTGGAGCGATGTATTGAATTTGGTATTATGGGTCAATTACGTTATCGTGTTGAAGTACAGATCAATAATTTAACACAGCCGATCGATGATGCTTTAACACGTATTGAATTAGCACAGATGCAGCTAGAAGTTCTTTTAGAGAATCCTTTGAATCAGCGCATCGTAACCGATACACTAGAGAATTTTCTAACAAGTGCACAGAGCGCATTCCCAGCAATTGAACAGCAAGTAAACGATTTCGCCAAGAGTGATTTTGAAGAGGAAGTGTTCTTTAGTGGTAATGTGGTACTAGGAGATACGTCATCTCTCGTAATTTCGGACGGGGTAATCGTCGGTGTTGCCGCTAACACAGGATAAATAACGTATGAGCGCAAGAAAAGTAAAAGATGAAGATCGATATAAGCAAACCGGGTCTAATTATCAGATCTATAGCGATTTCGATCAGTCATTTCTACCACACCCGTTCACCGGGCAAATTACACGCAGAACAAACGTCGATGCTGTAAAGATGTCAATTCGTAATCTTATTCTTACAAATAAATATGAACGATTACGAAATCCGGAATTTGGTGGTAATGTTCGACGATACTTGTTTGAAAATTTCTCGACGACTATTGGTGGTGAAATTGAAGATCAAATACGTTCAATTATAACGAACTATGAACCACGCGCGCGAGTGCTTGACGTAACAGTAACATCCGACGAAAACAATAACACCCTCGATGTTACTATTGTGTTCAGTGTTATAACTTCGCAGAATCGTCAAGAAATCAATCTAACATTATATAGAGTCAGATAATGTCAATAAATTCAAGTAAAGATTTAACTACATTAGATTTCGATTCGATTAAGTCGAATCTAAAAGAGTATCTTAAGTCACAGGACATCTTTCGTGACTACGATTTCGATGCATCGAATATCAATGTCTTGCTCGACGTATTATCATATAATACGAATCTAAATGCATTCTATTTAAACATGATTGCGAATGAAATGTTTCTTGACACTGCATTACTTCGTGATTCAATCATCTCGCATGCAAAAGAGCTCAACTATCTACCACGATCATTTCGCTCAGCAACCGCGAATGTCAATATTCGAATTCTCGGTAGTAACGCTGCATCATTAGTAATTCCACGAGGTACATCATTTACTGGAACTTCTGGAAATCGCAATTTTACATTCACAACAAACGAAAACATAATCACTGAATCGAATGGTTCGGAATTTATTGCGCGCGATGTCATCTTATATGAAGGCGATTATACGCGGGATTCATATACAGTAGATTCATCAAACGAATCACGATATCTAATAACAAACCGAACCGTTGATACGAACAGCATTATCGTATCAGTGATTGAAGATAATGGTGAAACGGTTTTATCATATTCACCATCACGAACGTTATTTGAATTAGATAGTACGTCACAAGTATTCTTTATTCAGCCGGCGGAAAATGAAACATATGAGATTGTGTTTGGCGATGGTGTTATTGGTCGAAAACCAAAAGATCGATCAATTGTCGTAATTGAATATCGAGTATGTAACGGCGAATTGCCGAACGGAATCGGCCGTTTTGTTGCTGACGATACAATTGGTGATTCTACGAGTGTGCTCCTATCAACAAATGCTAAATCGGCTGGTGGTTCGATTCCGGAAAGTCTGTCGTCGATTAAATTAAATGCACCGCGAGCATTCACTACACAAGAACGCGTTGTGACAGGCGCAGACTACGAAACACTATTAACAAATAACTTCTCGGAAATAAATGCAGTTAGTGCGTATGGCGGTGAAGAAGCAAACCCACCACAATATGGCAAAGTTATTGTTGCGATTGATCTTAAGACGACTGATCAAATACCGGCATCACGTAGAACCGTATATCGAAATTTTCTAAAGCGAAGAAGCCCACTTTCAATCGATCCGGTGTTTGTGAATCCCGAGTTCACATATGTAAAGGTCAAATCATTAGTTAAGTATAACATTAATGAAACCGCATTGAGCGCAAATGATATACGAACGATCATAACATCAACAATTCAAAACTATAATGTCGTTAATCTAAACGGATTCAATAAGACTCTATATTACAGTAATCTTGTATCACTGATCGACAGCGCACAAAAGTCGATTATTAGTAATGATACAGAATTGTTCGCTGTTAAATTATTCGATCCGATCGTCGGCACACCAATGAATTATGATATTGATTTTGGTATGACACTACAAGATATTATTGGCCAATTAGCAACTGTTCGTCCGTCGAATGAAATTTCCATTATCCGTTCAACGCCGTTTCTATTCAATGGTGTCGAATGTTTTCTTGAAGACGATGGCGATGGCATTGTGCGAATTATGACAAATCAGGAATCAGCGACAAGCATTATACGTAACGTCGGCGTCGTTGATTATGCGAGTGGTTTAGTTCAACTTGAAAATTTCAATCCACAGAATCTATTAAGTGGTACTTCAGTTGAATTAACGGCACGAACACTCGAAAAGGATATTACATCACAGAGACGAACAATATTAAGCATCCGCGATAATGATATTAATGTAAGTGTTTCACAGGTTCGTAGTCAATGATACCATTTGAGAAAAACATTGCGCCGTTAATCGAGCAACAGTTTCCTTCATTCTATCGTGAAGAGTCGCCATTATTCATTGCATTTACAAAAGCATACTATGAATGGATGAGCAATAATTTTCAGGAATTGATTCTCGAAGATGCGACAAATTTCAACGTAGGCGATACAATTACGCAAAACGAAACTGTCGGTAAGATTGTTTCTGTAAAGAATAATTCAATCTTCATCGAGAACAATGAATTCAGTTTTTTCGACTGTAATCGATTCTGCAATAATAACACGAGATTAACATCAAGCAGTGGTGGGGCGTCACTTGTTCTTGGCGAAAAGAAATCAAACCCGTTGTATTTCGCACGTAGACTATCTGAAATAAGAGACATTGATACAACTCTCGACACATTCATTCTTCAATTTAAGAAACAGTTTTTGCCTAATATACAGTTCACAACTGTATCAAACAAAGAATTGTTTATTAAGAATTCACTTGATTTCTATCGCGCAAAAGGAACTGAGCGTGCAGTTGATCTATTCTTCAAACTCATTTATGGATTTGAAGCTAATGTATATTATCCAGGCGATGATTTATTTCGCCCATCGGATAACGAATGGGTAAATGTAAGATATCTTGAAATACAGCCGAATGAAACGAACATCAGTTTCGTTGGGCAGGTTATATATGGTACCTTAAGTGGTGCAACTGCTTACGCCGAGCGTTTGATCCGAGTTAAAAAAGGTGCTCACTTCATCACGGTACTTTTCATATCGAATGTTGATGGCGTTTTTAGAACGGGCGAACAAATTGAAACTCGTGATCTATCAACAAACGTCACAACGAAAATCAATGGATCATTGACGTTTCTTGAAGTGATGACATCTGATTCAGGTTTCATTGTTGGCGAAGATGTCAAAATAACCAACGGTACTGGTCGCGATGGTCGAGCGCGCATATCAGATGTGCGTGAAACACAAGGTAGTATTGATTTTGAATTATTAAGTGGTGGGTGGGGTTATACATCCAATGCGCAAGTTTTAAGTTCAGACCGAATGCTTCGCGTTAATGACATCACAAACGAAAACACTGAATTCTATTTTCTAAATGATATAGCTGAACAATTTGAAACAATTCGTCAAGATTTAATTGAAGTTGAAGTCGCTAACGATGTTTTCTCGGTTGGCGAATCGGTTGAACTCAAAGATCCATTTGATGAAGTGGTTGTGAGTGGAACGATTCTAACCGTTGATAATACAACACCGAGTAACACAATCCTAATCATAAATTATTTCACCGATGTACCATTGGGCGGAAACGTACTAGATCTCGTGCCTTATGATGAGTTATCGCTTGAGCCTTTTCCACTTACACTTGATTCAATCGTCGTGATTGAATCAAACTCCGTGTCATCGAACACAATCGCGGTAATTGATGTTTCGGCGACAGCAAACGTAATAGGAACAAATCGCACTGTTGAAATTACATATGATAGTAATAATGACATATTATCGACTGGCGATCTTGTTGCTCAAGATGCGACGATTAATGGAGTACTTCGCGAAATTGCGAATGGTGTAGTTGTCGTGACAACACAAAATGCAAATTTAACATATACGAGCACGATCGAATATAATACTGGTTTCTTTAGATCGAATTTAGACATTCGACGAACAAACGACTCAGCGAATATCAACCCAATTTCATTCGCAAATACTCTCGTTGGTGTCGTGAATCCTATCAATACGTTCTATAATAGTGCAACGATATACGGCATTAATTCTGGTTTATCTGGTATATTGTCAGGTAACTTTACATATGAAAATGAAGCAAATATTCGAATCACTGGATATTCTGACGTCACAACTCTTGAGTATGCATATAGTAATGACATAATCAATACTGTTGATTTAGGGCAAACGATTAATACGACAGATTATAATCTGTCGTTGAGTTCATCAGCTGGATACGCAAACATTATTGCAGATGCAACACCATTCACGAATCTATCGATCGGATCGGTGTCGTTAATCGCAGAAACGAGTCTAGGTGAAGGGTACCCGGTTGATCCAATCTACATCATATACGAACCAAAAACCTTTCATCTCGAAAGATATGATTATGAAATTCAATATGATGGGCCATCTACGTATCGTAAAGATGAAACCGTTATTGGTGTTACATCTAATGCGAAAGCGCGTATATATGAAATCGATTTTATACGTAAAACATTATATGCAACGAGAATATCAGTTGCATCAAACGGGTCAAGTGAAGAAGATCTTCTTATTGGCGAAATATTACAAGGACAGGGCACCGGTACGACAACTACAATCGTAGATGTAAAAGAGAGACGCCGACACGCGCGCACTGGTCTTAATGCGATCATACAGAGTGACGCACAATCTGGTCAAGGATTTGCGACTCATTTCAATATTGTTGATTCTGGTTACGGCTACGTAAATGGCGAAATTGTAACACTTTCATCAATCAATGATTCAAGTAAAACGATAACAGCCCGAGTATATCTTGGTACAGCGGGTATTGGTGAAGGTTATCATCTAAATCGTAAGTCGTTCTTAAGTTCCGATAAGTTCATACAGGATAGCGATTACTATCAAGAATATTCGTATGAGATTTTAACTGCATTACCGTTTGAATTATATAAAGAAACATTAGTAAAGGTACTGCATGTAGCTGGTACAAAACCATTTGGTTCTTATGTAAGTACTTCACAGTCCGAAATGAGCATATCGATCGATTCGGACATAGAACAATCAAATGAACCAGAAGTTGAAGAATTCTCGGTGATAAGCATCACACCAAATACTGGTAGTGCAATAGGTGGTACCGATGTTGCAATATTAGGAACCGGGTTTGATCTAATGACACCAGTTACGATAACTTTCGGAATACAATCACCACTCGACGATCCGATCGTCGTAAACACAACAACAATTAACGCAACTACACCATTCAATGAAGCAGGTGTTGTAACCGTAACAGTTACACAAGGTAATAATGTAGGTACGCTAATTGATGGTTTTACTTATGTCTAATAAATAACTAATAAGATATCAGAGGAATAAGATGGCAATTCCAACAATTATAAAATCAACGGACGTGGGTGCACCAACACTGGATGGTGATAATGGGTCGATGTACAATGTTCTTAAGTGGGCGTTACCTCAGTTAGGTTGGACAATCGAGCATGATGATAGCGCCAACTCAGTCATCGCATTTCGTAACAATGCAAACACCGGAACGGGTACATATTTTGAAGTCATTGATAATTCATCATTAACATTTAACTCAAACGGTTCTATTTGTTCGTTGCGCGCATATGAAAATATGACCGCGCCGTTAACTGGTGACATGGTCATTGGTAATCCGTTTGGAATGGAAATCGGTTTCATTAAGAGCACTCGTGTTGGTGCAAACAGTGCAGATCCAGTCGATTATCAGATTATCGGAACCGACAAGCAATTCTATATTATAAACTCTGCGAACGTATTGGCTAATCTAACTATGCGTGCAAGTGGATATGCGTATGTCGGTGACATTAATGCATATAATCCGAACGACCATAAACGATTTATGATATCTGGGACTATATATAACACCGACGTTCCTTTTAGGTCGAACATCACCATCGCCACGCCGCCTGTATGTGAGAGTCAGGCTACACCGGCTTTTAGCAGCAATGGGGCGATAATGTCTGCTGGGAATTATATAGGTACGCGTTCTACGGATTCAGTTGTCTTTTATTCATCATCATTTCCAGCATGTAAGTCTTCAAATGCCGTTATTTCTTTTCTATCTGGTGGTGTGAATAATACGAGAGATCCTGGAAATAGCGCGCTAAAGACTGCGTATTGTGTATTAATCGATGCCGTCGATCTTGTCTATCGCGGTGTTATGCCTGGCTTACTGATCTCGCTTAATAATATTGTACCGAGTTATTCACCAATATATCAACCAAATAATTTATTTGAAAGAAAGTTTATAACTCCGAACGGTAAATACGCTAATTGTGTTATGCAAGTTGGTACTTCCTTTTATAGACAATTTGGTGAGTCGGACGGTGTCCGATACATGATGATATTCAATGTTGAAGAAGATTGGGATACGTTAATATGATCAGGAATATTGGTGGTGGAAGAGTAGGTAACACCATTGAGCTTATTTCAGGTAATGCTGAGTTTAGTTCAAACACAACTGGAATTGTCACCAAGAAAAACGGCGTTGCACAGTCGATGGTATATCGTATATACGATCAAAGACGAAAGAAATGCATTGCTGAGGGTGTAAGTGATAATAATGGCGAATTCGTCATTGCTAACTTAAATCCGAATCGTGATTATTATGTTCATATTAGCGACCCTGACGGTGTATTAAATGGTGCAGTGGCCGAATGGTTCAAACCATCGGTCGTTGAGGTGTCAAACTCTGCGCCAACAATATCATCTATAACACCAAATAGCGGCACGGAATTAGGTAACACCGATATTATCATTCAAGGTAATAATTTTGAATATGGCGCAAGCGTCACATTCAATAGTAATTTAGTCGATGACTTGACTGTTATTTCGACGAACATCATTTCGTGTAAGACACCTGCCGGTAGCATAGGTGCTGCTAACGTCGTAATAACGAATCCTGATTCATTAAATGTATCGAGTTCTGATCATTTCGCATATACTGACCATATATGGTCACCGAAGGAAATACCAGAAACATCATACTTTGATTTTGGGTCGGCATATAACATATACAACATTCAGTATGGTGCGAATACCGATTTCGTGAAATATGATGATACGAAAGATTTACTTGATGATAACAAGTTTCTATTTGCATCGAATAATCAGTCAATGAGTATCATCAATGATGTCACCGTTGGTAATGTTCTAGAATTCAATGCGTCAACACATGCGATGTTCAGTAATTTCGACAACTATGATGATATTGGATCTGATGATGGTGATTACTATATGTGGGTGGTGTTTAAAGCACGTAGCATATCGTCGGCTTCGACATCAGTTTCGGGTGGCAATAGAATCTTCTGTGGTAATGATACCGTTGGTAGAAATGGTTTTGTCTTAAGTGCAAAATCTGGTAACAACGAAGTAATTTTCTTTCAAACAGATTCACTCGGTTCTCCTGAAGTAGCACTTCCATATACATTAAATGAATGGGCAATGATTGGTGGTGGGTTAAGTGCAAACACAGCGCGAGCGTGGCTAAACGGTGGACTCGAAGCTAACACTGCGGCTGGAACCAGAAGTGGAAGCGCTATAATGGTTCTTAGTTTTCTTAACGGATCACAGTTTTTCGATGGTAATATTCGCATGGTCGGTTTTTCAAAGAGTATGCCAGACGCGAATACTAGACAGAAGATCGAAGGATGGGCGCTACATGAATGCAACTTAACATCGCTATTACCAGCCGATCATCCATATAAATCAGTGAGACCATAATGGCAAAAAGAATCATACCAAATCAATTACGTACACTGATTGTCGAACAGATTCGCGAATCTGTATCTGAAGAATCCAATACTGTATATTATGCATTCATTGCGGATCATATCACAGAGGGTGATACGGATGCAGAGGTCTCACAACCAGTTAACAATCTTAATGAGATTAATGTTAACACGTATCGTAATATGATTGCGGGTAAAAGATATATACCAAACGATTTCGCATTACTCATCCCAAAATATGTGTGGAGTGAAGGTACAGTATATGATCGCTATGACGATCGTGATGTACATCTATTTAGTAAGAAGTTCTTCACTGCAGTTGACGAAGATTCATATATTCATGTATATAAGTGCCTCGATAATTCAAATGGTGCACCTTCGATGTTTGCACCTATCTTTGATGATGTTGCTAACGCCGAGAATGGTTTTTATGAAACTGGTGATGGTTATCTGTGGAAATATATGTTCACGGTTGACTCAGTTACATATGAGAAGTTTTCAACACAGAAATATATGCCAGTCGTTTCAAATTCAAGTGTCACGATCGAGACGCAATCAATAAGTGGAACTATTGATGTTATTGTCGTTGAAGATGCTGGCCGATATTACAACAATCACATACACAATCGATCATTCGTTAATACCGATTTCACGGGTAATCCGACAATATATGCACTGCCTTCTGGTTCTTCAACAGTAGAAAACTATTATGCCAATACGATTTTACACTTAACATCTGGTAAAGGTGCTGGACAATACCGAAAGATCATTTCATCATTTGCAAACGGCGCTGGTGTATATGTTCAAGCAAACGCAGTATTTGAAACGACACCTGATATCACAACGACTTACGAAATAAGTCCAATGGTTTCGATCATTGGTAATGGTGATCAGTTAATCGAAGCAGAAGCTCGAGCGATCGTAAACTCAAATGCCTCAAATTCAATTCATCGCATTGAAGTATTGAATACTGGATCGGGTTATAACTTTGCGCAAGCAGAAATTTTAATCGGAACACAGGGCGCAAATAATGGCGGCAGTTCGGGTGAAACGATTGAAGTTGAACATGCATCAATTCGCCCAATTTTACCACCACTAAGCGGCCATGGCGCAAATAGTTCAATTGAACTAGGCGCATGTGCAATATCGATGTGTATTAATTTTGAAAATAACGAATCAAATACAATCATCTCTGAGAATACATTTGCGCGATTTGGTATTATACGTGATCCACTATTTGAGAATGTCGTAATCGATTTAGTCAAACCATCAAACGCGTCGAATGGATCAGATGGCTCTTTTCGTGAAAACGAAATTATTCATGGAATTACATTAAAGCGCCTATATGGTGATGTAAACATAAATGCAAGTAATGCAGAAGTTGAATCTGTTGCAAATAATACACAGTATATTAACGAACTGAACGTTGGCGAGTATGTTCTTATTAAGAGTAATGAAAGCGCTGATTATAATCATTACACAACAATTAAGAATATCACCAGCAATACACACTTGGTTTTGAATTCAGCTCCTACATGGACAGCATCAAATTGCGAGATATATTTTGCAAAGAAACATAGTGAAGCGATAATCACCGACGTAATCAGTAACACCATAGTCGTTGAAAAGTGCCAACCAAATTTTAGAACAAATGATCTAATCGTTGGAACAATTTCAAATGCAATTGCGTTTATCGACGAAATCAATATTCGCGATCGCGTTACTAATTTCAACACATTCAATCAGATGCAGAAACTCGTTGGTGTAATATCAAGTCTTGAAGACTTCGTTCCTAACGAAAAAATCTATCAAGTTAATTCGGGTGCTAGTGCATCACTACACTCAATCATTGATAATACGACAATGTATATCACTCAAATCGTCGGTGAATTTGATACAGCAGAAGAGATTATCGGTGAAGATAGTAATGCAGTCGTCGCTGCTGGTTTCAATAAATACAAAGGCGAACTAAATTCGACATCTGGTTCTATCATATACATACAAAATGATATTCCAGTTGAAAGATCAAATACATCATCAGAACAAATACGTGTCATTTTGGAGTTTTAAATAAATGCCGATTTCAAAGAACTTAACAACATCACCATACTTCGATGACTTCGATAGTGATAAAGACTATTATCGTATACTATTCAAACCATCAACCGCGGTTCAAGTAAGAGAATTAAATCAATTACAGACGATTCTTCAAAATCAGATTGAAGAATTTGGTGACGTCGTTCTTAAGCGTGGTACATTGCTTGATGGATGTCAAGCAACATTTAATGATGAACTGCCATTCGTCAAAATTCTCGATGTTACCGAGAAAGGTTCTGTTGCGAGCGTACCATCATACGTCGATCTTTTCGTTCGCGGTACAAATGCTAATGTCGTTGCACGTATAGTTGATGGTGTAAATGGATTTGAGTCACAAACACCAGACCTCAAGACACTATATCTACGATATCTAAACAGTGGTGTAAATTCAAATAAAGATGTATTTGAACCAGAAGAAACACTTGAAGTATATAATCGTGATTTTCGTTTATACGATATCGCAATCAATAACGGATCAACGAGTTTTTCGAACGCTGATCGAGTCGTTATTCTTTCTGCAATTGCCGTTCAGAACACAACGGGTGGTAAGACCTTTGGTAGTTCGTTCGTTGTTGGTGAATCATTAACACAACCAGGTGGTCAACAAGTTGAATTAATCGCGGCCGACTCTGTTTCAAATAACGAATTCGTTATTCTACAGATTAAACCATTAGATGCCGACCTAAGTACGTCAAATACGAGTGCATGGTCTCTAAATACATCACAGACAATTATCGGCGCAAATTCAACAAACGAAGCAGCAATCGTCGAATATGTTGGATCAGGCGCAAGCGCGACGTTCGCTACAACACCTGGTGGAACGATCGATACGATCGTGGTGACTAGTGGTGGTTCTGGTTATACGAAATTACCATTCGTTGGTATATCATCACAAACAGCATCCAATACAAATGTATCAACACTTAGTTTACTTCCCGCGAATTATTTAGCACGTGTGACTGTCGCGAATAATACGTTTGTTCCAGTTGGTACTGGATATTCTATGACAATTAGCGAAGGAAAAATATACCAGAAGGGATACTTCTTAAACGTAGAACCGCAGTCTGTTATCGTTGAAAAGTATTCAAATATGCCGAGCGACATCGCTGTTGGGTTTGAAACTATTGAAACGATCGCAAATTCATCAGTTGATGCATCGTTACTTGATAACGCCGCTGGGTTTTTAAATCAGAATGCCCCTGGCGCAGATCGTCTACAATTAACGCCGCGTCTTGTTGTAAAATCCGATGCAGCATCGGAAGGCGATTCGCAGTTCTTACCAATATATCGATTCTCAGAGGGTCGACCATATTCACAACGAACAACGCCTGAATATAACAAGATCGCCGATGAACTTGCGAAAAGAACATATGAAGAATCAGGTAACTATGTATTAAATCCGTTTGAGATGACAACGCGCTCAACTGCAAGTATCTCGAATTCTGACACATCATTCGCATATCTAATCGATCCGGGTCTTGCATATATCAATGGTTATCGTGTAGAGACACTTCGCAATTTTGCAAAGAACGTCGATAAGTCGCGTAACACCGCAGCCGTTACGAACACATCAATCGATGTTGTATATGGGTCGTATGTTCGTGTAAACGAATTCGCTGGATTACCTTCTTATAATACCGGTGATATATTCGAATTGCACTCAACACCTGGACTATCACTATCAGTTGGTAACGGTGCAATCGTCGGCCCGAATACTCAAATCGGTACTGCACGTATAAGATCGGTTGTATCAGAACTCGGGTCACAAGGCAATTCTAAATCTTCATATCGTGTATACTTATATGATATAAGAATGAATCGTGGTGCTTCATTTGAAAGCGTAAGATCGATCTATAGCACGAATTTTATCGCCGATGTTATCACGGAACTCGATCCACGAAATGATTCAAAATCAATCGCCGTTCTTAAAGATAAGAACAAGAGCTCATTGTTATTTAGTGTAAAGAGACCACTTAAGTCAATATCAAATCTTGACTATACGTTTAGAACAACAAGAAGTAATGTTGCAATTTCAAGTAACGGAGTAATCACGGTTGTTCCGGAGAGCGGTGCAAGTTTTCCGTATGCTGGTACACTCTCAACGTTAGAGAAGACAGAATTAACAGTTGTACCTGAAAATAATCTCGTTGCAAATAGCGATTTATCTGGAACAGTGTCTGCTACGAATACAACAATCACCGGATTCGGTACATCGTTCTTAACAGAGCTAAGAGTTGGTGATTACGTTCTCGTTGGAACTGATATCGCCGCGATCACATCAATTGCGAATAATACGTCAGCGAGATATGAACCTGAAGGTGAATTAAATAACTTAAACAGTGAGAACTTTAAAAAGATTCACCCAGCAAATATACCATTACCTATCGCGAATAGTAGCAACATTAGTGCAAGTGTAGGTGCGACGAATCTTACGATTGACATTGGTATGAATTTAACTAGTGCCAATACAGTTGGTATCATATTCAATCAGAAGTATGAAAACACGCCATCAGTTGATAAACCAGCGACGCGTAAAGCATATGTAAAGATTCAAGCAAACACAAATTCAAATGGTGTAAACGGACCATGGTGTTTAGGTGTTCCTGATGTCATTCGTTTGCGTAATGTATATGCAGGGGATAACACATCAGCAACAAATATCACAAATGAATTCATCGTCGATGTTAATACGAACGAAAGCTTCTATGATCTATCGTTATTAGTTAAGAAACCGAAATCAGCATACACGATTGGCAGTGATGATATATTATTAGTCGAGTTTGATTGTTTTGAAGCTGCATCTGATTATGGTGTTAAGACAATTAATTCATATACAATTAACGACGAATTATCGCTATCACAACTCGACGTCGATGCTAATAATTCAATCAATACGGCTGAATTAGGCGAAGTAATATTAAAAGATCGTTACTATGATCTACGTGAATCAATTGATTTTCGTCCTGTCGTAAAAGCTACTGCAAGCATTGCACTAACGCCAGCAGGAGCAACAATTAATCCAACAGTCGCAAATACTTCAGACTTCTTTGTTGCTAATGATATTCAGTTCCCAACACCAGAAGGTGACGCCTTCTTTGACGTAGAATATTACCTGCCACGGGTTGACACTATTCTGATTAATGGTACTGGCGAATTTGAATTCCTACTGGGCCGTGAAATTAATACATTCAATCCGAATCAGTTCCCATTGTATCGTGTAGATGTACCAGCATATCCATCATATCCAAAGAATCTATCATTTGAAATGAGTCAGATTCTCGATAAGAAAATTAGCAGCGGTACATTTTCATCACGTCGTTTAGATCGCTTTAGTATAACATCTGAGGAGATTCGTAGACAGACACGTGGCTACACAATGGAGGATATTGCTAAGTTGGATCGAAGAATCGCGATTCTTGAATATTATGCAAATCTTTCTGAGACTGAAAATAAGATTAGTCAGCTATCGATTCCAAGCACAATCGATTCTACACTTGAACGATTTAAATTTGGATTCTTCGTTGATAATTTCGCAACTTATAACTTCACTGATGTGGATTCACCGGAACATAACTCGACCATATATGAATATGTATTGCAGCCTGCGACGATCAATTATTCTGTTCCGTTGCGTGTTGCAACGGAATCAAAAAAATATCTAAAGGGAACTGAAATCCACTTCCCGTATAGTCGAAAGAAATTACTATCACAGTCATTCGCGACAACTGGTCCCGTCGCTGTTGTGGCACCTACACCTGTACCGGCACCAGGCGTCCCATCACCATCACCATCACCTGGCCCAGTTGTACCGCGGCCGGTGCCAGTTCCAACATTTGCGAACTCATGCAGAATCATTAAGCATCGTAATCTCAACTTTACTCCAGTAAACACCTCAGCCGAATACGCAGCGCAATCAAATCCTGCGACATGGGATGGTATTTCTGAAGAAACTACGTTTAAGATGACTTCAAATAATGAAGCTGAAGGTGAGCTTATTACGTTGAACTTCTCTCTTGCATTTGGTTCGGACCGATTTGTTATTCAACAGAGTAAAAATGCTACAACTGGATTCGTTACCGTGTTTGACACCAAAAACAATCTTGCACTCGTTGATAATCTAACAGAGACAGAACGAAGAACTTTAAATGGTATCTATGTACTCGATAGTGCAGCATACGGTGATACATGGACGCGTGATCCTGACTTCGATGACGCCGCGAATTTAACAGCCGATCCTGTATATGCAAATTCAAAAGACGCCGGTTTCTTGAAATATATCGGTAAGATTCAGATTCCATATAAAACATTCGGTGGACGATACTTACGCGTTATCGTACAAAAGGCATCACCAGTGTTTGCATATTATATCTGCTACCCAGCCGACGCTGTTCGTGATCCAGTTCTACCAACCGTTGGCTCAACTACATTACCTATAATTGACAGCGAACCAACACCGTTCGTAATTCAGGCACCAGGAACGAGTCCGTTGCCGACGATTGTGAATGATCCAGGTGATATTCGTGGTGTATCAGGTCTCCTAAATAACTATACAGCACCAAGTAATCTGAGTAACGATAATTTGAACAACGCGGTACAACAAGAATCCGAAACACGTGTCGTGTTATCTCAAACCAATAATCTTAGTGTGAGTTAAGGAATAAATGTAAATGACAGCTAAAATTAAAAACAGTGTAAACGATAACACCAAGAGCGCATTCACAATTGATAACGTGTTTAAATCATCAACGCGTCCGGGCACAATCGAGTTACACTTCAAAAATCTTAAGACACGTACGAAGTATAAAGTCTTCTTAACGAACTCCGACGGTAATCACGCCGAGGATATCACTCCTTTCTGCAATCCATACGGAGAAAGTATTGCATACAATAATGAGAGTGATACATTCTTTGAATTTATATCTACGGAGAGTGGTGAATTATTCATAGAAGCAAAACCGTTTGGTGTTGACTCTGTGAATCTAAATAATGACAATTGGAATGAGCAGTGGACATTCTCAAAGAATAAGACTATGTCGAACGACGTTGGTCGCCAAAATTTCACAATTATAGAATCTGCTAAAGTTACTTCACCTGGCAGTAGTGATAAAATCAAACCGATATCGGCAGTGAAACCACCGATATTTACACTACCGATTCTACCTGGCAATAAACCTGTTGTCGATGTAAAGCAATTCTTTAATGCAGATTACATTCAAACGTTTTTCGTTGATCCAAATTTACTTAACGGATCAAAAACAGTAGATATCACGGATATTACATTATTCGTACGTAACAAACCAAATGTAAACATGAACCGATCACTTAGAAAGGGCCCAGGTTTTACAGTATGTATCGTCGATACAGATGGAACTGTCCCGGTTCTAAATAAACAGTATAAGAATTCACTTAAGTCATTGTCTTGGAGCGAAATTCAAGTATCAAGCGATGCTAGTACTGGAACTGTTGTCGAATTTGATACTCCTGTGCGTTTACAAGCTGGCCGCCTATATGGTATTGCAATCGTGATCGATGATCCAGATTATGTATTTTGGTCGCATGAAAAGGGTCATGTTTTAGTTAACACAAATGAAACGTCCGTTGGTTCTCGTCGTGAATTTCGTGGAACTTTTTTCACTAAGACAAATGCAAGTGTAGTGCTAAACAATAATAACTTCGACGTCATCTTCACTGAAAAGGAAACGGTCGATCTCAAATTCGATATTCATGCAGCCGAATATGATATATCAGACCCAGTCGATATACACTTCGTGAATATCGATCAAGAATTCATTGTCGTGTCGAATACGAGCGATAATTGGGTTGGTAGTGAATATGTATATAAAGAAACCGCAAATGCAACGGGGAATGTAGCAATTAGCGCAGCGAATACTGTGTTAATCGGTTCAGGAACTAACTTCATAACTGATATTGCAAAGGGCGATCGATTACTTGTGACGAATGGTGTGAATTCACAAATATTAGAGATTGAAGGAATACAGGGTGCTACTCGCGCTACACTCAAGAATCGCGCAAAATTTTCAATGGCTGGGGCAAATTATAAAGTAACGGCAATCGGACGTGTTGATTATTATGACATCGACTCCAAGTTAATTGTATTACGTGAATCAAATGCAAACGCATCAGTTCGCTTTATGGCGAACGATGTTATTAAAGGAATTCAATCTGGTGAAGAAGCGACGATTCAGACTGTTGGTGCATTGGCGATATCAGTGTTCAACACCGATATGGATGCGTCAATACCAAGTCAGTTTAAAGTTGATGCAACATATGTTTTCGCTAACACGAACAGTGGTTCATATGAATTAAGCAACACTGTAAATGATCTTAAACTGTTCGAACCTAACTATGTTGATAATTATGACGCAATGATTCTGTCGAAATCAATTGAAGCCCAATACAGCGCTAACCTATATGACGAAGATAACTTCGGGAATACTGCTGGGAAATCGTCAAAATTTACACTATCATTCGATTATGATGGGATCAACGGTAAAGTATATGAAACGCCGTATATTGATGTATCTAAATTGAGCGTCGCGACCAAGCAATGGTCGATTAATAACGACACAACAAATGAACACACGAATTATGGAAATGCAAAGACAAAACACATATCGAAAAAACTACAGTTTGCGAATGGGGCGAGCGCAGAAGATCTTCGAATCATTCAGAATGCGTTTAAACCAATTGGTACTGATATTCGTGTATATGCAAAGATTTTAAATACAGAGGATAGCGAAAGCTTTGATAGTAAATCGTGGACAGAATTGGAGCTTATAAGTGGGCGCAACGAATTCAGCGATTCGCAAAATAAAGATGATTATCGTGAATATGAGTATTCGTTTCCAACAATTATTCCTGAAGCAAACGTGATTAACGGAACAATCACAACCGAGCTAAGCAATAATATAATAACTGGTGATGGCACTACGTTCACTACAGATTTGGTTGTTGGTGATATAATTCGTATATATTCCGAATTCTTTGAAGATAACTATGGTTACTTCGTCGTGAACACAATCGGTAGCGATACTACATTAACGATACACGAACCAATATCAAATAATGATCTCGTTGGGTCGAGTTTTAAAGTATCAACGGTGTCGACACCAAAAACGGCATACAGAAACCCGCAGAATATTAACATCGTTCGATACTTTGGTGAAAATGGCGAAGTATATGATGGATATTCAACTGTTGCAATCAAGACAGTATTGCTTTCAAATAACTCATTAATCGTACCGCGTGTAGACGATTATCGCGTAATAGGTGTATCAGCATGATTCGAAAAAATGAAGAAGGAATGGTCGTCAACGACAACACATCAGAATTTGCTAAATATGTAGCTGAGCGTAGCAATATCGTTCAGAAAAAGGAGATTGTTAATAGCTTGGAAAGAATCGATAAAAAAATTGATTGGTTGTTATCTTTCTGTAAAGATTGCTGCACTCACAATATAAGTAAGGAAATCTAACAATGTCATTAGGATCAGGCTTTTCGTTACTCAATGCAAACACAAATACATTTAGTGATTGGTTAAATAAGACGAACGAAATTATAACATTGTTACGTAATGATGTTGTCACCGCAAACGCGTCAGGTGCTAGCACCGACGGCAATGCTATTATCAACGGTACGATCGTTGCAAATACATTTGTAGTTGCAACAATTTTACGTGGCGGGACGTTCGGTTCAAATTCTACAATCGTTATCGGGACTGATGCACAATTTAACGATGATGTAGTGTGTAATACAGATTTAACAGTAAATGGTGATCTGATCTATGTATTAACACCTAATAATTATGTTAACTTAATACCACCGACAGATGGTAATCTTTTAGGCAACACTACATTTAGATGGAATGCTGCATTCACAGAACTCGATGTATCGAATACAATCGCAGTCGAGAATATTGATGCAAACAATTTAAATGTCACTGGTAATACTAATATCGGCGGCGGCTTAACAATTTCTGGTACAACAGAATTCGTGGATTTAGTCGTAACTGGGACGGCCAGTATAGCAAACCTCGAAGTGTCTAGTTTAGTTACTGGCCAAGCTGCGTTAATTGGTTTAGATGGATCGGCGAACACATCAGCGCCAACCGTGATCGATCAATTCACGGCGGCGTCATCAAAGGGATTTAAGTATATTGTTCACGGCGAAAACGCGGATGCAAATAGTGCATACGCAATTGAAATTATGTGTTCACATAATGGAACTGACGTATTCTACACACGTTTTGCTGAGGTGAGTAATCTATTCCCGTGTACATTAACACCAACGATTAATGGTGCAAACGTCGAATTGATCGCGATGTGCCCTGATGCAAATTCAACAAATGTACATATATTCAACATCGTTCGTATCGAGACAAGGTAAAAATCCATGGCTGATAAAAAATTCGAAGCAATTGACGGTTTATTAGTTGGTAATGACAGTATATTCGATGGTAAATTAACAGTTGCTGGTAATACTGTATTTTCGTCACAAATTAATTGCATTAGTATTCATGCAAGCGGCACAATACAAGCAAATGTATTTATTGGCTCTGGTGCAGACTTAACTGATATTGCGGCCGATTCTGCGAATACATTAGATGGATTGCCACCGTCAGCTTTTTTAAGATCTAATGTAAGTGATTCGTATTCGTCTGGTGTATTGACCATTACCTCAAACGGTTCGGTCATTTTCGACGGATCGAACTTAACAGTAAAACCATCGAGCGTCGTTCGTTTTTGGAATGATGTCGCTGTTAAGTTCGGCACTGCTGATTCGCCAGGTGTGACAATTAAATTAGACGCGTCATCAAATAGTATGACGATTCGTGGTGCATCTGCAAATTCACTAGGTAGTAATGTAAATTTTGCGAACAGCACGTTATTTGTAGATACAACAAACCGCCGCATTGGTGTTGGTACAGTGTTTCCATCAAGCGACCTAGAAGTCGATGGTGATGCTTCTATCACTGGTTTCTTAAGCGTAGATGGTCTGTATGTTAGTAACAACTTAACAATCGGAGTATATCGTGCGCTAACATTAGAAGATTACAATGAAGACGGCGGAATATTATACAACACAATGATGACTATTGCGAATGTCGTTAGCGTTGGTACAGCGACAGGCACAACTTCGGTGTATGAAAATGTATTACCAACACCACGCGGTGGCGTAATATATTATGCAACACCGACATTCGGCAATACACGAACATTTAGTTTTGAAACAGGGCAACCAGTTGGATCACAGGCATCATTTATACGAAATGGTGCAGGGACGGTTACTTTCATTGGTAACACTGGTGTTACCGTTATAAGTAGTCAGGGTTCAACACCAGTGATTGCAACCGATAAGACCGCAGCCACAGCAGTTTGTGTCGCGAGTAATGTCTGGTTTGTATTCGGTGACCTAGGCGCATGATGAATCTTCTATATGGTGTAGTCAGCCAATCATCAACACCGCAGATTAGCGGCGTTGAGATTCTAGAAGCCGTCACAGTTCGATCTGATGTTGTTACTACGCCAACAAAAACAGTTTCATTAACATTTTCGTCAGTACCCGCGCCAGGAGAGACGATCATTTATGTTGTATATCGAGAGCATGTTAATTTGATCGGTTCGTCAAGCGAAACAACAGGATTAACTCTTGAAGGTAGTTACACAACATCTACTGCCGGATTATATGCGCAAGGTGGATGCGATGTATATTCAAAGACAGCTGGTACACTTGAATCTGCTTCTCGTGAGTTTTGGTATTCTGACGCTGCAACTGCTGGACTTATATCTGTCCGTGGATATCGCCTTGACAATGTAAATCATACAAACATCGCGGTGTTAGCTAGACCAATACAAACGAGTATTACATCACAAATTATACCAGAATCAACATTTAATATTAGCAACGGTGATATGAGTCTAGTAATACATACAAAGAATAATAACAGTATTTCAAGTATAAGCGATTCATATATCACGACACCGACGCTATTCAATGCATCCAATGTTTATCGAGCTCGATGTTGGGAAAAGATACACGATATCAACGATGTTGCGCATAACGCAACAGTTACATGGAATACATCAGGTAATAGTGTTGGATTAATGGTTTATATTCCAGCCGCGGCATAAAAGAGGAATAGTATATGGCACAACCAACAACGAGAGCAGAGTTTAAAGAATTTTGCTTAAGAGCACTAGGCAAACCGGTGATAGATATAAACGTATCCGACGATCAAGTTGACGATCGTCTAGATCAAGCACTGCGGTATTATTGGGATTATCATTTCGATGGTACCGAGACTGTTTTCTATAAGAAACAGATCGATGCCGATTTAATCACTAATAGTTATTTTGAGTTGCCAGAGAATATTATTGGTGCTGTGCGAATATTCGATATTAGTGATTCATATTCGTCGTCCGGTGGTAATTTGTTTAATGTACGATATCAGATCGCTCTTAATGATATTTTCACTCTAACGAACGTTAACCTAATCGGTTATTACCAATCAATGGAGCACCTGGGTTTAATTCAAGAACTACTAGTCGGGAAAACTCCTATACGATATAATCGCCATCGAAATCGATTATATCTAGATATCGATAGGCAAAAATTAGTAGAAGGACAATGGATCATTGTTCATGCATATGAAATCGTTGATCCGGAAATCTGGACTGATGTATGGGCTGATCGTTGGTTACAAAGCTATGTAACACAGCAGATCAAAAAACAATGGGGAAGCAATTTAACTAAGTTCGAAGGATTACAGTTACCTGGTGGAATTCAATTCAATGGTAATAAAATATACGATGATGCAGTTGAAGAAATACGTCGATTAGAAGATGAAATGATCAACAATTATTCAATTCCTGTTTTAGATATGATCGGGTGATCTACACAAATTGAATCTTTTACATTGTCGAAATAAATACACTATTAGACCTTTAATTGAATTAAACAATTATGATTGTCCACAGAATTATTATATCATCTTACATAATATATGTCAATAGGCAAATGCAAATAAATGGCTACGAATTCATATTTTAATAACTACGAATATTCCGGTGAACAAGATCTAATTGAATCATTAATCATCGAATCAATTCGTATGTATGGTATAGATGTTCAATATTGCCCAAGAACGATTGTAAATCGTAACGAGACATTCAATGAAGATGCTGTGTCTTCTTATGATAGTGCATATACGATTGAAATGTATGTTAAGAATATTGAAGGCTTTGAAGGTGAGGGTGACTTTTTATCGAAGTTCAATATACAAATTCGCGATGAAATTACTTTCACGGTTGCACAAAAGATTTTTGGACAAATCGTTGGTACACCCGAAACGATGACGCGTCCGCAAGAAGGCGATATCATTTATTTTCCTTTAACGAAGAAGATATATGTTGTTAAGTTTGTTGAACATGAACCGACATTTTATCAGACGGGTAAACTACAAACATACGATTTACGATGCGAATTATTCGAATACTCAAATGAATCGTTGAATACTGGTGTAGCTGAAATTGATGCAATAGAAGAAGACTATTCAACAAATGTTGGCGTTGATCCACTTTCGCTTGATGCAAATGGTCATGTGATTATTGATGCTAATACTGGTCGACCGACTACAATTGCAAATAACTATTTCGATAATGATATGTTTGCGGATAATGATAACTTCGAATCACGTGCAAACGGGATTATCGATTGGTCAGAGCGTAATCCGTTTCAAGAAAATGATACATACTAAGGAAATATATGTTTGGTAAAACCTATTATCATGGATTACTCGAAAAGTATGTCATTCTATTTGGTACTTTATTTAATGATATTTGGATTAATCGCCCAGATGTAAACGACAATGTAATCAATTCTCAGAAAGTACCACTATCATATAGTCCGCGCGAAAAGCTTCTTGCGCGTATAAATGGAATTGAGGAAAATAAAGATCCGTTAAAACAGCCGTTCGCCGTCTCGTTACCACGTATGGGATTTGAGATTATGAGCTTTGATTATGATCCGATGCGTAAGATGACAACTACAAATCGATTCATTAAAAACGACACAGCAAACCAAGATAAACGAAGTTTCTTATACACTCCTGTTCCGTATAACATCAACTTCGATTTATCGATTTTCGTCAAGAATACATCTGATGGGACACGTATAATCGAACAGATACTTCCATACTTCACACCAGAATGGAATGTAACTGTTGAGCTTATTCAAGATCCATCTGTTATTCTTGATATACCAATCATTCTAACGACGATCAATCAAGAAGATGTATATGAAGGATCATTTGACGAACGACGATCATTGATTTGGACGTTGTCGTTTACGATGAAAGGATACTTCTTTGGGCCTGTTCGAGATCAATCTGTTATTAAGCTCGCGAACACGAACATATATGATTATACCATATTCGATGGTATTGGTGACGATTCGCAGGAAGCGGCAACTCGTATAACGATTACACCAGGATTAGATAGTAATGGCTATCCGACGACTGATGTAAATAATACAATCGATCGTTCATTGATTAAATCAACAGATCCATTTGATTACATTATTAAGATAGAGAGTCCGCCAAATGAAGAATGATAGTATTGCGTCATCGTTAGGTATTGTTGTCGATGGCGAAATCGTCAACGAAGAATGCAGAGATGCCACGCCGACGAAAAAAACTGAAGAGATTGACAAAGTTGCACGTGATGATATCGAGTTCGCGCGAAGCAATCTACGTAATTTAATCGACATAGGAAATGATGCTGCCGCTGAGGTTTCGCGTCTAGCAGATCAATCACAGAATCCACGTGCATACGAAATACTTGGTACTTTCTTAAAGCAAATGGTAGAGGCAAATCGCGATCTCGTTGAATTACATAAACAGAAGAAAGACATTATTCGCGAAAAGAGAGATGATATCGATAAAGGTGTAGTGAATAATAACCTATTTGTCGGTTCTACATCACAATTATTGGAGATGATTGAGAATGCGAGAAAATGATAAGGATCAGATATCTGAGACGCGCATCGAGGATTATCGTTCGTATTTAGGAAATGAAAACATCAAACGTCGTGGTGTCCATATTGAATGGACTGAAGAGATGGCGGCCGAGTATATAAAGTGTAAGTATGATCCTGGGTATTTCATAAGAAATTACATCTACGTGGTTCATGTTGATCGTGGTTTTATTCCGATTGAGCCGTATGACTATCAAGAAGAAATTGTTGAAAAGGTATCGAACAATCGTAAAGTAGTCGTGGTTACGAGTCGACAGGCCGGTAAGACAACGACAGCTATGTGTTTAATTGTTCATTTTGTCATATTCAATAATCATAAACGCGTGGCATTACTCGCGAATGATGGTGCCGCGGCACGAGAAATTCTCGAAAGAATTAAGGACGCGTATGAAGCGTTACCGAAGTGGATGCAACAAGGTGTTATAGAATGGAATAAAGGTACTGTTGAATTAGAAAATGGATCAAAAATTATTGCCGCGGCGACAACATCAACATCGATTCGTGGTAAATCGATTGCATTATTATACATCGACGAAGCGGCTTATGTTGAAAACTGGGATGAATTCTTCCGATCAGTATACCCAACAATATCGTCGGGTGATACAACAAAAATTCTGTTAACCTCAACACCAAATGGATTGAATCATTTCTATAAAACTGTTACGAATGCGAAGAAGAAAGGAACCGATGATTGGAACGGTTATGAAATTGTTGAAGTAACATGGGATCGTGTTCCAGGCCGCGGGCAATCATGGAAGAAAGAAACACTTGAAGCTATGGATTTTGATTATGATGCATTTAATGTTGAATATTGTTGCGAATTCGCGGGTAGCTCTGGTACACTTATTAGTGGTAGCGCACTAAAAGAATTGACATTCATCGAACCGTTAGTTCGCGATAAGAATATTAATGTATATGCAAATCCAATAAATGGTCATTCGTATGTAATGATCGCCGACGTATCCCGTGGAAAGGGATTAGACTATTCGGCATTTCATATTATCGATGTTACGAAAATGCCATATAAACAAGTATGCGTATTTCGCGACAATTTAATAACGCCAGTAGATTATGCATCAATGATGTTTACTTTGGCAAAACATTACAACGAGGCTAGCGTTTTAGTTGAGATCAATGATAATGGTGAGCAAGTCGCAACACATTTGTATCATGATTATGAATATGAGAATATGCTATTCACGTCAAATAATGGTCGATCTGGTAAAAAACTTATTATGGGTTTTTCTGGAGAAAGTGATAAAGGTGTACGAACTACGAAAACAGTAAAAGCACGTGGTTGTTCTATGCTAAAATTATTGATTGAGCAGAAGCAATTGATTTTATATGATTTGAACACAATTAAAGAGTTATCTACATTCAGCCGTAAAGGTATTTCATATGAAGCAGAGTCTGGGTGTAACGATGATTTGGCTATGGGATTAGTATTATTTGCATGGTTATCTGATCAGAAATTCTTTCGTGAATTAACTGACATTTATACATTAGAGAATTTGCGTGACTATACAGAAGAACAGATGTTAGAACAACTTATTCCATTTGGCATTGTATCAGATGGTCATGAGTATCATGAAGAAGAAATACCCAAGTCATCGAAAGACGACTCGTTTTTATTCTTCTAAAACACGCATAATTATAAATATATGATATAAGTGGTACAATATCCATGTATACAAGGAGAAGATAGATATGGCATTTCAAATTAGTCCAGGTGTTAATGTATCAGAAATTGATCTAACGACTGTAATTCCTGCAGTTGCAACGACGATTGGTGCAATCGGTGGTGTGTTTCGTTGGGGCCCAGTTGAAAAAGCTACATTAATCACTAATGAAAACGAGTTAGTTTCTCGTTACGGCCGCCCAACAAATTTAAACGCTGAAACATTTATGACCGCGGCGAGTTTCTTATCATATAGCGATTCGCTATATGTCAGTCGTGCTTTTACATCAAATGTATCATTTAATGCATTAGCATCAGCATCTGGTTTTATTGATGCAAATACTGCACTTGAATCGGTTGTTAAGAACGAAGATCACTATGACACTATCACATCATTTGATGCAGATGTCGAATGGGTGGCAAAGTATCCAGGCGCAATTGGTAATTCATTGCGTATTTCTGTATGCGATACAGTAGATGCATTTAAGAGCACTGTTAATGTAGCTAATAATGCTGACTTAAGTTTCGAATTAGCATTCATGGTTGGCACAAATACAGCAGCACTATCAGTTACATCAAATACCGATCTTGATACTGCTCAAACTGGCGCAACCGAAATCCTAAATCAATTAAGTGTTGGCGATTTTGTTATCGCTGGCAATTCAACAGTTGGCGAACAACTTTTAAAAGTTAGCGCGATTGGTAGTGCGATTCAAGATGGTGTAACAAACACCGCAATTGCAACGATTAGTTTCAGTGATCGATACATTCTCGCTGAGGATTTTGTTGCAACGGAAGAAACTGGTTTTGTACGTCAGTGGGAATTCTTCAATCTAGTCGATCTCGCCCCAGGCCGATCTACTTATCAAGTTACAATGGGTAACACAGTTAATGACGAGCTTCACGTTGTTGTTGTTGACGAAGATGGTGAAATCACTGGTGTACCTGGAACGATTATTGAAGTATTTGAAGCGCTATCGCGCGCAACTGATGCTAAGACAGAAGATGGTGGTACAAATTATTATGCAGAAGTAATTAACACCGGATCGAAGTTTGTTTGGTTCGCGAACCATCGCTTTGCTGGATATTCAACACTAGCTGCAACATTAAATAATATTGGGTCATCCGGCGAACTACCATATAACGTATCGTTTGCATTAGGTGCTGACACCGCAGCTGAAGATTCTGTTGTTGTTGGTGATGTATTACGTGCATATGATGAATTTAAATCATCGGAAGATATCGATATCTCGTTAATCATGACTGGTAAATCAATCGGTGGTGCGCACGGTCATGTTCTTCCTAATTATGTCATTGATAATATCGCGGAATATCGAAAGGATTGTGTTGTATTCATATCACCACAGCGCGCCGATGTCGTTGGTAATACACGCGATGTTGAAGATGACGTTATTGAATTTAGAAATGCATTACGATCAACTTCATATGCTGTTCTCGATTCTGGTTACAAGTACATGTACGACAAGTACAACGACGTATATCGTTGGGTACCGTTGAACGGTGATATCGCTGGTCTATGCGCATACACCGATAATATCCGTGACGCATGGTTCTCACCAGCCGGATTTAACCGTGGTCAGATTCGAAATGTCGTTAAACTAGCATGGAATCCGAAGAAACCACATCGTGACGTTCTATATAAGAACGGTGTTAATCCGATTGTCAATTTCCCAGGACAGGGAATCATCATGATGGGCGATAAGACATTGCTATCGAAGCCATCAGCATTCGATCGTATTAACGTGCGTCGTCTGTTCATCGTTCTCGAGAAAGCAATTGCAACCGCGGCCAAGTTCACACTATTTGAATTCAACGACGATTTCACTCGAGCCGCATTCGTTAACCTAGTAACGCCGTTCTTAAGAGATGTGCAAGGCCGTCGTGGTATCTACGAATTCGCTGTTATATGTGACGAAAATAACAACACCAGCGAAATCATCGATCGTAACGAGTTTGTTGGTGATATTTACGTTAAGCCTGCGCGAGCAATTAATTACATTCAATTGAACTTTGTTGCTGTGCGCTCAGGTGTTGAGTTCTCTGAAATCATCGGTAACTTCTAAAGTTACGTATAAACCGATAAATAATTTATAAATTAAGGAGAAGAAAATGGCTTTTAGCGTAACAGATTTCAAATCAAGAGCACTCGGCCGAGGCGGATATCGTCCTACGTTGTTTGAAGTTCGTATTACTGGTTTAGGACAAGATTTAAGTTTCCTATGTCAATCATCACAGGTTCCTGCCATGACAATGGGTGTGATCGAAGTTCCGTACTTCGGACGCAAGATTAAATTAGCAGGCGATCGTACATATGCGGAATGGACAACGACGGTTATGATTGAGGAAGACTTTAGCGTTCGTAGTGAACTAGAGCGTTGGAGTATGGATATTAATCGTGGCGATACCAATACTCGGAATCGACTGAATGAAGAATATAAAGAAGAAGCTGAAGTGTTACTATATGGAAAGGGTGGCGCTGTTATTCGATCATATCGTTTAGTAGGTGCTTGGCCTTCAGATATCGGTGCAATCGAGCTTGATTGGAACACGACCGATACAATTGGTACATATACAGTAACGTGGGCCTTCGATTTTATGAATGAAGGTGGTTAATATTTGTTTATGACGTTTAGGAAGGGTCCATAAATATTATGGACCCTTCTTCATTGGAGCAGTGATAATATGGCAAGTTTATTCGGTTTCGTTATTAAACGAAAAGAAAAAGATAACGATAAAGTATTAGATTCGTTCGTCCAACCGTCGAATGACGATGGGGCTGTTGTAGTTTCTGCTGGTGGAACATACGGTACTTATGTGGATCTTGATGGGTCGATACGTACTGAAGCAGAATTAGTCACAAAATACCGAACAATGGCCATGGACCCAATTATCGATTTAGCAATTACTGAAATCACAAATGAAACTATCGTTGAAGATGAAGACGACGAAAGTGTTACAATCGACTTAGATAAACTTGATACATCAGAATCAATTAAGAATAAGATTCGTGAAGAATTTGATAACGTAAAGGGTTTATTGGAATTCGATTTTCTAAGCTATGAAATATTTCGTCGTTGGTATGTAGATGGACGACTATATTATCATGCAATCATAGACGATAACAATCCTAAAGCTGGTATAAAGCAGTTAAGATATATCGACCCACGTCAAATTAAGAAAATTCGCGAAATTGAGAGAACTCGAACCAACAACGGTGTTGAAATCGAAAAATTGGTCGACGAGTACTACATATATAATAAATCGAGCTTCGTAAAGAAAGCTGGTTCATACTCGAATTATGGTTCTGCGGTCGATGTTGGTGCATCTGGTTCGGGTGTTAAAATATCGAAGGACTCTGTCGTATACACGACAAGTGGATACTTAAATCCTGATAACAATTTAATTCTATCATATCTTAATAAAGCAATTCGTCCATTGAATAATTTGCGTTCAATGGAGAATTCTCTCGTCATCTATCGCATCTCGCGCGCACCAGAACGTCGACTCTTTTATGTTGACGTCGGTGGTTTGCCTAAAGCAAAGGCTGAACAGTATCTGCGCGATTTGATGATTCGCTTTAAGAATAAAACTGTATATGACTCGGAGACAGGTGAAATACGAGACGATCGTAAATTCATGACAATGCTCGAGGATTATTGGTTGCCGAGACGCGAGGGAAGTCGTGGAACCGAGGTATCAACTCTACCAGGCGGCCAGAATTTGGGCGAAATGGACGACGTATTATACTTTCAGAAGCTTTTATACGAATCTCTTAACGTACCTGTGTCTCGTCTACAATCAGATGCCGCGTTCTCATTTGGGCGAGCAACTGAAATATCACGTGACGAAGTTAAATTTGCGAAATTCATTATTCGTATACGAAAGAAATTCTCCGAACTATTTACTAAACTACTCGAGCGACAATTACTGCTAAAAGGTATATGCACATCAGCTGAGTGGTGTGATTGGCGAAAGAAAATAAAATATGACTACCCAGTCGATAACTACTTCCATGAACTAAAGAACATGGAAATATTGCGTGACCGTTTGAGTATTTTACGTGATATTGATGAATATGTTGGTAAATATTATTCGCATGGTTTCGTTCGTCGTAACATATTACATCAGACCGATGAAGAAATCAAAATCAATGACGAGGCGATTGTTAAAGAAAAGACCGACGATCGATATTCTGAACATGATATGGAGGAGTTTGGTCTAAAAACCGATTCGTCGGATACGGAATCACCACATCGTAGTACTGACAATGAAAAACTAGCGAAATTGTCACCAAAAGAAAAAATAAATAAGAATATAGAATAGGAGATAATATATGACGTCTACTAACATAATCGACTTCATTCAAGCAGCGATTGAGGAAAGACCAATGTCTGCATTTGATTCGTTTTCGAGCGAAATGAATGATCGTGTTGCTGATATATTGGGTGTTAAGAGCGATGCAATTCGTGATAGTTTATTCAATGGCGAAGTTACCGAAGCAGTAACAAGTAATCACGTAGGAAAGGAATGCAAATTACCAAATACCGTTAAAGCCGCAGCCGAATGGATTAAGCAAAGCGCAAATGGAACAGTTGCGGACGCTGTTAAGAAATACGATCTATGTAAAGCCGATGAGGATAAATTGCGCGGTATGATTAAAGATGATAATTCAAACGAGGATTATGAATAATGAAAACCGAGATATCAAGTATCATTGATCGATACAAGAAAGCGAAGACAAGTTCTGAAAAAGGCTTCGTCGATAAACATATCGATAATGTAGAAGTAACGGATGCTCCCGGTGCAGATTCAATTGATAAAGCAGCGAAAGAGACAAAGAAATATGATCGCAAAAAGAATCGGCATGGTTATGATCCTGGTGAAGACGGTTCAGTTTATGAAGCTGAACGTATCACCCGCAAAGCGCGCGTCACTAAAAATGGTTCGATGGGTAAACCCAAATTCGGGACAGCCTCGCCCTATCCTAACGACCAAGATATGTCTAATGTTGAATGGGATGACGGTAAAGTATCTGTTGAGAAAAATACGAATCTAAATGTAATACGGCCAGTCGACGAAGGATATTGGGATAACCATAGCGGGCCGTCAAAACATATAAAGATTAAGAAAAACTTTTCAATCATTAATATGATCGATGAAGCAATTGCAGAAACGATCGATGAATTGAATGAAGAGGAACGCGCAATCGTCGTGGAGATGTTTTCGGAACCAGATGGATATCTTGAAATGATCGAAACATTGTTCGCGGAAGACAATTATGACGATGACAATTATGACGATGACGATGATGAAGAAGGAAAACAACAACTAAATGGTAAGCGGGATTATCCAGATAACAATACGAAAAAAACAGATCTGAATTTGGCGAATGCTTCATCAAAAAAGAGAGACACGCATGGATGATCGCGAAAAAGTTAATTCGCAAAGTAACAAAGGACTAAAATCTGGGAAAAGTAGACACTAACACGATTAAAGAATCCCTAGTTAAATTGTTACACGATGAATCATGGTTAAACGAATCGTCAAGAGCATCCAATGCTGTATTTGACGCTACTTATGAGGAATAGTATATGTCTTTTGAAAAAATACATATTGATGATACGGAATGGACACTAATTGGTGATGCCGTCACATCAATAACATTTAAGAATGTTGGCCAGTTTGCTGTATATATTAATTTCAATTCAAGTAATACTGCACCATCTGAAGACGTTGGTGTTGTGTATGGTCCACTTCAGGGCGAGTTAAAACGAACATGCACTGATCTGACATATAAAGCAACACCAAACTACGTATTCGCTCGAACAATTAGTAAGACTGGCGCAATCGTCGTCGAGACTGATGGTATATGATAAGATTTTAAACATTCGGTTTAATTTCATTTACACACAATCTATGAATGTCGGTGGCAAGTTAATGGGTCATACACCCCAGCAATGTTGCGTTATAAAACGAACAGAGAATATAATATGAGCATATATCGTGGTAAACTGCTAGTCGATTCAAGTGATGGACAATTTGAGTTTCATGATGTTGATACTGTGTATACATTGTCAACACCTAACATTACATTACCGGAATTAGGAAAAACCATTGAAGCACTGATCATTCAGGGCAATCTCATTGATTGGCAATATGACTTCACTGATTTAAAAGAACATGAAGTACGACGAATTCGTATCGCGGTTGGTTGTGTATTTGATGCATGTACCAGATTAAATCATGAGATCGCTGAACGATACGCGCACCAACTTGAAAATGAAGCTCGTAGAATTGGTGGTGATCGTTGGGATGTTGCGGCGTATGGTGCAGCATATCACGACAGCGCTAATGGTTATTTTTCAACGAACTGGGGTGACTTGATGCAAGCGATTCGCACTCGCTATCCCGATGTATCGTTTACACATACAACATGTATCAGTCATGGTGGCAGTGGTTGTGGTAAGGCTGATATTGGTGGAACACTGAGTTATTCAAAAAGAGCATGTGTTCCAAACAAAACACATTACCATGAAACAATCGGACATTCACTTATGGCGATTGAGCACTCAGGAGTAGGTACACAGCAATATGGCGAGAGTGACACAATAATGAGTGTAGGTGTACATGGGCCGAATAGCGACTATAATACACCACACTTATACCAAGCGAATATGATCGAAGAGAATAATGTACTTGAACTTACCCCGGGTGAATCAGCTGAAACTTGGTTGGTCAAAGGCAGTATTAATCCGCTTGCACTAAAGTTGGGCGAAAATAAAGCAGTGTTGTGTTATGTAGCCGATACTGGAATGACACGACGAATTATGGTTTCATTTTATAATGGCACAGTTCGTGTTCATGCGCCTGGGTATAATATGGCTACACATTGGCTACGTACTCGATTATTGTGGACATTTCGTGCAAGTAACCTAGAAAGTACATTCGCCGGTGTATACATCAAAGTTGTTCATCTTAATTCATCGGGTGCCAAAGTGATTGTTCGTAATCAAACATCACGCCAGGCTGTTACTGCACAACAACCACAATGGTCGACCGCGGATAATTTAAATCCAACAATCGGCGATTGGGTTCTCGGCCAATGGGACTATCATAAGTGGAGTGCACAAGGAGTGCATGTCTGTTTAAACGATAAAAACCAATTGATTATACACTGGTTAACATGGAATCGGCGCGAAAGAAATAAGCATGAGTGGTATTGGGCCGTTTGTGATTTAGACGAAAACAGTAAAAATGCAACTGGTTTAATTATGACGGCGGATCGTTATGGACGAGTTTCAAGCGTAGGACAGGTTAACATATTTTGGTATAATCATGATCGTGGTATGATGCGTGGTGAATTTAATCACGGTGAACGATTTGCGGTTCCACTTGAACACATATTTACGTCAACACCGCACGAACTCGCTGGTTATTATAGTATTGGCAATGGGGAGGGTTTAACATTAAGTTTAAATGATGAACACACAGAAGTTCATGCATTATCTTATTGGTTATTAAGCGAATTCAATAATAAAATATGGTATATGCTTACTGGTAAACTGAGTAATATGACGATATATCGCGTTACTGGTGGCCAGGGATTAATTCGTAGTTCAATTGACATTGAGCCCGTTGGTATTGCCGACATATATGTAGATGAGCTCGATGAAAACAAACTTAAGTTTAAATATATATTTAACGATGGTATAACAGATATTCGCGAAATGAATAAATTAGTATAATGATAAATATAAAAAAAGGAAATAATCATGGACGCATTTACGAATAAAGACAAATATGTTGATGTATATTCGACGATTAAGAATATATACAACGAAAACAATAATCTCAGCGAAAAGGAAACGCTTAAACGTTTTGGTTTGTCTGAGGCAAAAATGACCGACGCCGAAGTGCTTTCAGCTGCAAAGCGATTGTATGATAATGACAAAGACGAGAAAGCAAAATCATTTGGTAAAGGTCTTATTGATTTTTATGAAAAGAACAAGAGCTTTACACCGAATCAAGTTGCGGGTCTTCAGAATATAATGAAGAACGCGAGCTTTCATTCAGCAACAGAATAAGGAACATCAATGAAACTTATTACTGAAACCGTCGAAAATGTTAAAATCATAACAGAAGAAAAAGACGGCGGCAAGAAAAATATGTACATTGAAGGAATATTCCTTCAGGGTAATATCGAGAACAAAAATGGGCGGGTATACAATACTGATGTTTTAGCTCGCGAAGTAAATCGATATATCAATGAAAAGGTGAATCGTAATTGCGCATGGGGCGAACTAGGACACCCAAACGGACCGAGTATTAATCTGGATCGTGTATCGCATCGCATTGTTGAATTGAAACAAGACGGCAATAACTTTATCGGTAAGGCACTGATTGGCTCATCTGGTATGGGTCCAGTTGTTCGTGGCTTGATTGAAGACGGCGGCTCGCTTGGTGTATCTTCACGTGGTATGGGTTCTCTTAAAGAGAATAAGAACGGTGTCATGGAAGTACAAAGCGACTTCTGGTTAGCCACAGCGGCGGATATCGTAGCTGATCCATCTGCACCGGCGGCGTTTGTGAATGGCATCATGGAAGGGGTTGAATATATCTGGGCGCATGGCGCATGGGTACAAAAAACCGCGGAAGAAATTCGCGAAGAAATCAATAAAGCATCTCGAACACGCAAACTAAATGAACAGAAAAGAGTTGAGTTGTTTAAGAGATATCTCGATTCATTTTAAAAAAAATATATTTATAAATAAGATATATCATAAGGAGTATCACAATGAAAAATAATAACGGTTCTGTATCAGAAAATGATACAAATCAGGTCGATGAAGGAACAGTAGCAGCGCAGTCATTAGTACCCAAAAATGCTACGAAGACTGAAATGCTTGCACAGATGTTAAGAGCAACGGCTGGAATGAATCGTGAAGATCTGTCAGGATTCCTAAAATCAGTCCTCGATCAGGTTGGTAAGGAGGATGAAACGGTGCCCGACAATTCAAAGAAGAACGCGGACTCTATTTCAATGGGCCCATCTGGTACGACAGTTCCAGCATCAACACCTTTTTCTGTTCGCGAAGATCTTAATACGCTATTCGATGACGGTGATGAACTATCAGAAGAATTTAAGAAAAGCGTAGGTGATCTGTTTGAAGCCGCAGTTACGAATCGTGTTACGTTAATTCAGACTAAGCTTGAAGAAGATTCGGATGTCGTGTTCGAGCAGAAGATTACTGAAGCAATCGATGAGATTAGTGAACAGAATTCAACGTTCATGGATTATGTCGCTAATAAGTGGCTCGAGGAAAATGTTGTGCAGATTGAAAACAATATTCGCCTTGAACATACTGAAAAGTTCATTAGTGGCTTAAAGCAATTGTTCGCAGAACATTATGTTGATGTTCCTGACGAAAAGCTTGATTTAGTTAGTGATCTTGAAGAGCAAGTTGCTTCTTTAACTGAATCGTTGGACGCGGTTGCAACGGAAAATCTTCGTTTATCGAATCTTATTGTGGAAGCACAGCGCGAATCAATTTTTGAATCGATCAGCGAAGATCTAACAGATACACAAATCAACAAATTTAAGACATTAACCGAAAATATCGAATTCACTAATGACGGCGAATATAAGTCACGTTTAAATATCATTAAGAATAAATATTTTGGTGAAGAGGATAATGATAAGGGTAGCACTGGTTTGATTCAAGAAGAAGGCTGCGTTGGTATGAATGACGAATCTAATAACGAAGTTAGAGTCGATCCTAGTATGAATTCATATTTGACTGCTATTTCTAGAACAAATAAGAAATAAAAATCACATTTGAATAAATAAAACAATAATAAAGGAGATTTACTATTATGAACTTAGTTGAACAGATTCGCAATAAATGGGCACCAGTTCTTGATCACAAAGATCTGCCGCACATCACTGAATCACACCGCAGAACAATCACCGCTATTGCATTAGAAAACACCGAAAATGCATTACGTAATAATGCACAGCAGGGCGTAGAGCAGAACATGATGAACGAAGCTGCGCCGACAAACAGTATGGGTGCAGGTCATATTGACACTTTCGACCCAATCTTGATTTCATTGGTTCGTCGTGCTTTACCTAACCTTATCGCGTATGATGTATGCGGCGTTCAGGCAATGACGGGACCAACCGGTCTTATCTTTGCAATGAAATCGCGTTACGATTCTCAGACTGGCACTGAAGCACTTTATAACGAAGCAGATACACAGAAATCAACTGCTGTGTCGGGTGCCAATACAATCGGTACTAAGCATGTTGGCACTTCGTTTGACGCAGACACTGATGGTGATCTTGCGGCAAACGGTGTATATAACTATGCACAGGCAATGGCTCTTGCACAGGCAGAAGCGTTGGGTTCGGCCGGTAACGTCGCATTTGGTGAAATGGCATTCAGTCTAGACAAGATCAGTGTAACAGCTGGATCACGTGCATTGAAGGCTGACTATTCACTAGAAATGGCGCAGGACCTTAAGGCTGTTCATGGTCTTGATGCTGATGCTGAATTATCAAACATGCTTGCAGCAGAAATTCTTGCTGAAATTAACCGCGAAGTTGTTCGTACAATCAATGTAACATCGAAGATTGGTTCGCAAGATGGTACAACTGCAGTTCCTGGTCTATTCAACCTCGATGTTGATGCCAACGGTCGTTGGTCAGTTGAAAAGTTCAAGGGATTAATGTTCCACGTAGAACGCGAAGCAAACAAGATCGCTAAGTTAACTCGTCGTGGTAAGGGTAATATCATCATCTGCTCGTCCGATGTTGCGTCCGCTCTACAGATGGCCGGTGTTCTTGATTACACACCCGCTCTTAACAGTAACACGTTGGATATCGACGACACAGGTAATACCTTCGCGGGTATCTTGAACCGTCGTTATCGTGTATACATTGACCCATACGTAACCGGTAACTACATGACTATTGGTTATAAGGGTAAGAACATCTTCGACGCAGGTCTATTCTATTGCCCATACATTCCATTACAAATGGTTCGTGCGGTTGATCAGGATACCTTCCAGCCCAAGATTGGATTCAAGACTCGTTATGGTATGGTTGCAAATCCATTCCACACCGGTTCTGGTGCAAGCTCAGGCGCGTTGACTGAAGATAGCAACGTTTACTACCGTCGTACGGTTATTGCTAATATCCTATAATGGGATAATAATAAAATGAAAGTAGTATCATTGAGAGGCCTTCGGGCCTCTCTTTTTATATATTGGCTATTGACATATATCATGATTCTTGGTATAATGATACTGAGGGATTCCAATAAATAGAATAATAGGATTGAGGTTAATACAATATGTCAGAAACAATATTGAATAGAAATTTGTTGTCGTCAGTTAGATTTAGTTTTCATATTAAGAAAACACCAAATATCAATTATTTTATTCGTACGGTCACCATTCCTGGATTGTCATTACCAAAGGTTGTAAGACCATCACCACTCAAAGGAATTCCGTATGCAGGAGATCATATTGAATATGATGAGTTAAATCTGACGTTTAATGTGAACGAAGATCTATCGAATTATGCAGAATTACATACATGGATAACACAATTAGGTTTTCCGGATTCGTATGATCAATATCGTGAAATTGAGACGAAGCCGAAATATACTGGTCAAGGTATATATTCAGATGCATATGTAATGATTACATCAAGCGCAAATAATCCAATCCTAAAGATCAACTTCACAGACGTATTTCCAATATCGCTTTCATCAATTGAAATGGATACTGCAGACACTGCTGCAACACCAATATCAGCATCGGTGTCTTTTGCATACACGTCATATAAATTCGAAACAGTTTGACATTTCATACTTAATATGGTACTATATACTATAGTGTATAGGATGCATGTTAATGAAATTAGAAAACATTCATGAACAGTGGGATACTGATTCGCGTGTCGATTTGACGACACTATCAGACCACGCTCTACAACTCGCGCTATTACATAGCAAATATCATCGTATTCTTTCAAACGAAAGACTCATTGCATTGAAAATGGAAACTGATTTAAAGAAAATAAAGCATGAAAAATACGAGTTTTATGCATACGGACCAACTGAAGAACAGATCGCGGCTGGATGGAAATTACCGCCACGTGGGAAGATTATTAAATCGGAAATACAATCATATCTTGATACTGACGACGACATTATTGAGATGAATTTACGAATTGGTTATCAATATGAAAAGATCAATTTACTTGAATCGATTATCAAGACATTACATAATCGTGGCTTTCATTTAAAAACTGCAGTAGATTATGAAAGGTTAAAGCAAGGCGTATAATCATATGTAAATGATGACGCGTTTCTAACTCCGGTGAATAATATGATTTTTTTCAATAAATGGAGACGAATATGAAAAATAAGAAATTAACGAAAGAAGATATCCTCGAAGCAATCGATGCGCTTTCCGATTATGTTTCTAACTCCGATGAAGAATTCACCTCATATTATATGATGACATTGACGAACACTGGGCGTCAGTATACGATGACTTCATGTAATGAAGGATTTGAAGATCTTACTCTCAGTCGTCTTAATGAATCGGTTGAGTTGATACGACAGCTCGCGGAGACAACCGATTGTACTACTACTAAATAGTAGTACAGTCAAACAAATAAAATAATATGTGTGATGTTATTGTAAGAAAACATAATGAAGTATACGATGAAATTGTAACAGACCGCGGTATATTACGTGAACTATCGGATTTCTTTACATTTGAAGTGCCCGGTGCGAAGTATATGCCTTCTTATAAGAATCGTATGTGGGACGGTAAAATACGATTATTGAATCTTAACACATCTCAACTATATTGTGGGTTATCCCATTATTTGACGAAATTTTGTAATGACCGGAAATATACGTTAAGTTTCGAATATAATAATGCAAGCGAATCTATATCATTACATGAAGCAAAAGATTATTTGAGTAAACAGGGCTTAACGCTCGAACCACGAGATTATCAGATTAAAGCATTCGTCGACGCAATTCGTAATTCACGTGGTCTATTCGTATCACCGACCGCAAGTGGTAAGTCTTTTATCATGTATATGATTATGAGATGGTATTTGAAACGTACGCTTATAATTGTCCCAACGACTACATTAGTACACCAATTATATTCGGACTTTGAATCATATGGGTTTAATTCCGAACGATTCGTACATAAGATATTCGCGGGACAATCAAAGAGTAGTAAAAACCCTGTAGTTATAACAACATGGCAATCAATATACAAGCAACCTAAGGAATGGTTTGATCAGTTTGATGTTGTATTTGGTGATGAGGCGCATTTATTTAAAGCAAAATCGCTAACGACAATTATGACGAATCTCGAAAACTGTAAATATCGTTTTGGTTTTACTGGTACACTTGATGACAGTTTAACACATCAATGGGTACTCGAGGGTTTGTTCGGACCAGTTCGGCGTGTGATCACCACGAAGGAATTGATGGATGCGAAGCACGTGGCTGATCTTAAAATTAAGATCATCACGTTGAGACATAACGAAAATGATAAAGCAGAATACCGCGATTTGATGAAACAGTATAAAGACGATAAGAAGAAAGCATATCAATATGAACTCAAGTATCTAATACAACATGAAAAGAGAAACGAATTCATTCGAAATTTAACGTTATCATTAAATGGTAATACACTATTACTTTTTCAAATGGTTGAAACACATGGAAAAGTGTTGTATAATTCAATATTGAATGCTGTATCGGCAGATCGAAAAGTTTTCTTTATTCATGGTGGTGTTAAGGGATCGGATCGTGATGTAGTGCGTGGTATTGTCGAGAAAGAAACAAATGCAATCATTATTGCAAGTTACGGTGTATTCTCAACTGGTGTTAACATTAAGAACATCAATTCATTAATTGCAGCTTCGCCGTCGAAATCGAAAATACGTGTATTGCAATCGATCGGGCGCGGGCTAAGAACTTCTGATACAAAAGATTCTGTTGTCTTATACGATATCGCCGACGAATTGATGAAGATGACTAGTAAGATGAACTATACATTAGATCATTTAATACAGCGTATCGATATTTATGATCGCGAACAATTCAACTACAGACTATATCAGGTAAATCTATGACAGAAACGATTAATAAAAAGATTGCGGATCGATATAGATGTTTGCAATTACTCGATGGTAGACATGTAATCGGTGTAATTGAAAGCAAAACGGAAGAGAGCGTTACGATTAATGGCGCTCTCTATGTGTATTTCGTGCGTGGTCTGGATGGTAATATTAAATTGACATATGACAAATACTGTCCGTTCACGTCTTCGCATTCTGTTGTGTTTAATAATGACACATATAGTCATATCTTTAAGAATGTTCATCCTCTAGTAATAGAGACACATATGCAATTGATGGAGACGATTTCTAATTCAGATAACATAATGATCGATTCTTGTAACATTCGTGAAGTTGACGAAGACGAAGAATTCGATGAAGACGATGAATTTGAAATTAAAAAACATGTAATACCGAGGTTACATTAATGGCTGATTATATCAATAAGAAAGAATTCTATGATGAGTTAGTAGAATACAAAAACCAGTGTGCAGTAGCTGATGATAATGGCGAAACCCGACCAAAGATACCAGATTCGATTACAATGAAATTCTTCATGTTATGTAAAGGTATTGCATCTAGACCAAATTTTTCGGGATATACATATATTGATGAGATGATTCTCGACGGCCTTGAGAATTGTATTATCGCAGTTCATTGTTTTAACCCCAATGTATCGAACAATCCGTATGGGTATTTTACGAAGTGTATATGGTTTTCTTTTCTACGCAGAATTGAAAAGGAAAAAAAACAGACTTACATCAAATATAAAGCGTACGAAAATTTCATCGTTGAGAGTAGCTTAAATGAAGAATACGATGCGTTTTCTAGTATAGACATAACAAACGAAAAGATGCGCCCAATACTTGAGAAGTATGATAAGAAACCTAAAAAGAAGAAACCGAAAGGGTTAGAAAAGTTTATTGATGAAGAGGTATAAGTATGCGTGTTGCGATTATAACGGATCAGCATTTTGGTGTACGCGGGGATCATGTTTCAATGATCAATCATCTAGAAAAATTTTATAGCGAATATTTTTTTCCGATTCTCGAAAGAGAAAATATTAAAACCATTCTAGATTTAGGCGATACATTTGATCGCCGTAAGTATATCAATTTCAATACACTGAATGCTGCGAAGAGAATCTATTTCGATCGCATTGAGAACGAAGGATATACATTACATACTATCGTTGGAAATCATACTGCATTTTATAAGAACACGAATCGTGTAAATACACTGGGTGAATTGTTTTCCCATTATAGCAATATTCACAACTATGATTCTGCCACCGAAGTTGAGTTCGATGGTTTGCGCGTATTACTCGTTCCATGGATAACAAAAGACAACTATGAAAAAACTATGGAAACTGTCACAAATACCACTGCAGAGGTTTGCATGGGTCATTTTGAGTTTCATGGGTTTGAGATGTATAGAGGCGCGATGAATGATCATGGATATTCTCATACGCTATTTACCAAATTCGATCAGGTTTTCAGTGGTCACTTTCATCATAAATCAACAAAAGACAATGTTCATTATCTAGGTTCTCCATATGAAATGTCATGGAGTGATTATGATGACGAACGCGGTTTTCATATATACGACACACATACGCGCCAGTTAACATATTACCGAAATCCATATAGAATGTTTCATAAGATAGTCTATGATGATGCGCGTGATACAGAGGCGCAGATATTGGGACAGTCTCATACTGCGATTGAAAATTCATATGTAAAAATAATCGTAAAGAATAAAGAAAACCCATATTTATTTGATCGTTTCGTTGATCGCGTTAACTCATATGATCCTATCTATCTACAGGTAGTTGAAGATAATTTAAATTTGAATTTGGAAGATGATTCAGATATCATCGATGAAGCGCAAGATACGATTACGATTATTCGAAATTATGTAGATAATATGAACATCGATAAGGGCGATCGCATTAAATCAGTATTACAAGAACTCTATTATGAAGCGTTGAGTAACGACTAATGTTATATTTCAAGACAATACGTTGGATGAATTTTTTATCAACTGGAAATCAGTGGACTGAGATTTATTTAAATCGATCGCCGTCTACATTAATCGTAGGTGAGAACGGCAGCGGAAAGTCGACTTTTCTTGATGCAATATCATTCGTATTATATGGTCGTGCATATCGTAATATAAACAAACCATTGCTAGTGAATAGTATTACGAACAAGAATTGCTTAGTTGAGATTGAATTTTCAATTAATCGAAAGGAATATATGATTCGTCGTGGTATTAAGCCGGGTGTGTTTGAGATTTATTGTGATAACGTTTTAATTGATCAATCTGCTAACATTCGTGAATATCAAGATTACTTAGAAAAGAATATTCTTAAGTTGAATCATAAATCATTCACTCAAATCGTCGTTATTGGTTCTGCTAACTTCACACCTTTCATGCAGCTTAAATCATATGAGCGTAGAGGTGTCATTGAAGATCTTCTCGATATTGAAATTTTTTCGAAGATGGCCGATCTACTTAAAGAGCGTATGAATAAATGTCGAGACGAAATTCGTGAAACAAAATATCAAATCGATTTGTATAAACAGAAACTAGATTTAACACGCAAGCACATTGACGACATTGTGAATATTCAGCGTGAAGATGATGATAATCGAAAAAATCGAATCATGAACTATGAACATCTTATTTCTGATGCAAAGAGTAAAATTCAGTTTGCACAAAGCGAAATTGATGATCTAACGAATTCTATTAGCGACAGAGACAATATTAATAATAAACTTAAAAACATCGAGAGCCTACATTTACGCATTAACGACAGATTAGTGGCATTGCATAGTGAAATTTCGTTCTTCATGAACAACGATCACTGTCCTACATGCCATCAGATGATAGATGACGAATTCAAGCTGAATAATATTGCAGAGAAAGAACGAAACAGAAATGAAATAACTGAAGGTATCGTTAAGCTTAAAGAAAAGTATTATAATACACGAAATCGTATGAACGAGATAAACGACATATTGCAAAAAAAGGCGATGTTAAACAATCAGATATTATCATATCAATCAAGCATTCGAAACTATAATAGTAATATCGACGAATTGTCAACGCCTATGCAGCGTAGTGTTGAGAACACATCTGAACATACGAAAACTCTAAATGATCTGAAGAAGCACATTAAACGATTAGATAACAAGCATGAGGAGTTGAGTGTAAGCAAAGATGAATTTGATTTAGCATCTTCTTTATTGCGGGATAGTGGTATTAAGTCAAGAATCATTCGCCAATACATACCAGTTATCAATAAGATGATGAATAAGTACTTAGCTACATTAGACTTTTTCGTTCAGTTTGAACTAGATGAAAATTTCAACGAAAAGATCAAGTCTAGATTTCGCGATGTTTTCTGTTATGACTCATTTAGTGAAGGTGAAAAGATGAGAATCGATCTGAGTTTGCTTTTCACTTGGAGGGCCATCTCGAAACTACGCAATTCGGTATCGACGAATCTATTAGTTCTCGATGAAGTATTTGATAGTTCTCTTGATACGAATGGAACTGACGAGTTTCTAAAAATGATTACCAACTTAACTAAAGAAACAAACGTGTTTATCATTAGTCATAAAGGTGATTCACTGTACGATAAGTTTCATAGTAATATCAAATTTGAGAAGGTGAAAAACTTCTCAAGAATTGCGACGACATAGGAGAGAAAATATTATGTTCAAGATTCAAAAGCGGTTAAGAGAAGATAGTGATCAGTGGTATGATGTACTTGATGTCGATCAGTTAGTTGCGCGTGATCGAAACGGGAAGACAATTGGAGTTCGTCCGAAAGTGATCACAGCACTATTTAATGACAAATTGACGGCTGAGAGTAAGATGAATGAGATTCGTGGTGAAGCTTCAATTGATCTATATCAGATTGTGGAAGTTGAAACGTGTTAGTTTCACATCATCACGAATTACTTAGTACGGTTTTACCTGAATTTGACTTTAGTGACACATCATTAAATGCGCGCGATATATCCAATACGCTAATTAAATGTATGAAAGAAAACAACGGTGTTGGGTTATCTGCAAATCAAATCAGATTAAATCATCGAGTATTTGTCATGGGAATAGATGATGTGATTACATGCTTCAATCCGATTATAACGACAGCATCCGACGATATGGTATATATGGAAGAAGGTTGTTTGACATATCCGTTGCTATTTGTTAAAATTAAAAGATCGAGTACAATACGCGTGCGTTATCAGGATGTAGACGGTGAAACCATTACACGCGTATTTAATGGCGTATCTGCACGAATATTTCAACATGAATATGATCATCTCCAAGGTATACATTTTACAGATAAGGCTTTGCGTATTCATCTAAATCGTGCAAAGAAACAGAAAGACATCGTTAATCGTAAACGGAGAAAGGTGAGTCTATGACAAATTGCTGGTGCGAAGACATAAATCGAATGCATCATAAATATGGTGTTCATGATTGGGTCAATAAGAATCGTAACGACCGTAAAAAGATGGATGCGTTTCTTAGATTTCGTATGAATTTTCTCACAGAAGAATACAACGAAACTATGAATGCATATAGAGATAACGACGTCGAAGAACTTATTGATGGATTAATTGACTTGTGTGTTATCGCAATTGGTACTCTCGACGTGTTTAATGTTAATCCAGATACAGCGTGGAAGCAAGTATTGGCCGCAAATTTAAGTAAAGAGGTTGGTATTAAATCAACACGACCAAATGCATTAGGTCTGCCAGATTTAATTAAGCCAAGCGGTTGGATTGGTCCCGACCATAGGGATAATCACGGTGATATATTACCAAACATAATGATTCGTTCAGAGTATAATGATGAATACTGATAAATGTTCAATTAGAGTTTTAAAGGAATGCGCCGAAATTCAGGAAAAGAAAGGCGCAGATTATCAAAATAGTCAGTCACGTATTAAACAGGCTGATCACTATCCGCGTGGTTGTTCTACAATTATCGACATGGCATATCAGAAATTGATTCGTATCTATTCTTTATTGGATGCAGTTAAAAATGGATGCGATTCACCGAACTTCGAATCGATTGAAGATTCCGCGAAAGATGCAATCAATTATCTGTCTTTCTTCGTTGCATATTCACGTGGTGAAATGGATGGCCAGGATTCATCTCGTGATATCTTCAACTGCGAACGAGATTTGAAATCTACATCCACTCGCTGAGTCTTTTAACGAAACTGTGGATTTCCCTAAAGAAAAGGTTGATGGGTTCATTTTGGATATTTTTTGAATCTTTTACAAGATGAGACTATAATATGACATATTTAAATGTACAAGATATTCGCGGACGATTTGTTACATTATTAAATGACTTTGAGAAGAACGGTTCACCTGCAGATACTAACTTAGTGATTCTCGCCGCTTCGTTTTTAGCAGACGACGATCATATTTTCGGTGAAGTAAATCGCGCATATATAGATAGCGAGATTGCATGGTACAATATGCAATCTACGAATATTTATGATCTTCCTGTGGAGATAATACCGAAGGCGTGGATTAACACTGCAAATGAACACGGCGAAATAAACTCAAATTATGGTTATTTGATTTACGGTGATCGTTCATATTGTCAGTTCAATCAGGTAGTTCGCGAACTCGTTAATAATCCGAGTTCGCGTAGAGCACAAATGATTTATACTCGCCCGAGCATTTGGATTGAGTATTATGAAAATGGCAAGAATGATTTCATTTGCACAAATGCTGTTTCATATTATATTAATGACGGTAGATTGGATTGTGTCGTTCAAATGAGAAGCAATGATTGTTGGGCTGGCTATCGAAATGATTATGCTTGGCAATTACATGTACAAAAACGATTAGCTGCGGAATTGATATATCATGGTATATCAATTCCAGAGATGCCTGAATCGTTAGTTGGTGATATTCACTGGCAAGTTATGAATCTTCATGTTTATCCTTCGCAATTCTATCTAGTTGACCATTATCGCAAAACTGGGTTGACAACAATCACCAAAAAAGAATATAATCAACTATACCCAAATAGTCAATATGGTATTAAATAATATGAGACGAGTGATATTTGATTTCGATGACACCATTGCATTTACGCGCGATCGTGATTGGGATAATGCCGAACCAAACACGCAACTAATCACCAAAATCAATGAAATGTACAATAGTGGGAAGTGGCAAATCGATATCTATACTGCGCGCGGGTCGATATCATGTAAGACACGTGAAGAAGCATCTCTTAAATATCGAGATAGTATTGAATCGTGGCTTAAGAAACATGATGTTCTATATCATACACTTTCGTTTGAAAAACCACTTGCGACATATTATGTTGATGATAAAGCGCTAAGACCAGACGAGTTTATCGAAACTACTTTTAATGAACTTGAAGGTGGTTTGTCTGGGTCTGATATCTATACAGACGGAACTCTCGTATATAAACAAGACCCTCGGGCGCATATCGTACGTTCGTGGTACGAATATAGTCGCGACTGGTTAAATGTTCCTAATGTTAATAGCGTGATTGGTGATACAATCGTAATGGATTACATACATCATAACACACATACATTGTATATACGTGAACCTATTGCATTGGGTTTGATTCAGGAATCTCTAGTACATATGAAGCAATTGATGCCGATGAATACTGCTACATATGATACATACATAAATCGAATTCATGATCATTATAAATTATCACGGAACATCGAGTTTGAATCGATATATACTGACTTATTAAAGTATAACCTAACACCATCATTCGCGCATGGCGATTTTAGTGTCATGAATATGCTATTCACATCAGATATGAGACTGTTTTTAATTGATCCAATACCAGACGTATTTGGGTGTACTGAACTGGATATCGCAAAATTTATTGCTTCGTTACATCTACAGCGTTATAGGTTAAAAACGATTAACAGAATACGTGGATATATGATACAATATAATGAATTGGATATGAATCAGTTAAATGCCTTTGTTCGCGCGGAATTGCTTCGAGTTTATAAGTATCACCCAAATAAACAATTCATCGTTGAGTGTATACGTAATGTTTCTTGATAAGAAATCAATTGCTAAAAAACTCGGCATGGATATAACCGAAGTTAAGGTTGGCTTTACGTGTAGCACATTTGATCTTTTTCATTCAGGTCACATCGTCATGCTACAGGAAGCAAAAACACTATGTGATTATCTGATAGTTGGTTTGTTGATTGATCCAACAGTTGATCGCCCGGGTAAGAAGAATAAACCAATTCAGTCGTCATTTGAGAGATACGTGCAGTTGTCGTCATGCCGATATGTTGATGAAATCATTCCTTTTGAAACTGAGAAGGATTTGGTTGATATGATTTTAACAATTAATCCCGACATACGTATTGTAGGTGAAGAATATAAAGGAACGGATCATACTGGTATTGGGATGTGCCCAATTCATTATAATAGGAGACGACATTCATTTTCGTCGAGCGATTTACGCGAGAGAATAAGGAATTCATAATGAAAAATTTTGTGTTTGCGAAGATAGGAAAATCAATTAAATTTTCAACTAAAAACTATTCACCTATTGGTGGTGATAATGAACCATCATGTGTTCTGCGTGCGCTCGCGAATAGAAATCCTGATAAGAAATTTTATATTATTGGGCGATCCGATTATAGTCGATTATCCGATGTTGATAAGAATTCGCTATTCCCATATGACAATGTCATTGATATTTGGGACGGCGTAAAAATTCCGCGATCACCGGAATTGGGCGAGAATTTTTATCTACACGCGATTCGTTATTTTGAAATCAACGATATTCATATTGATTATGGAATCTTTATGATTGGGCAAATTGGGTCCGCCACGATACCAAATCGTACTATGCAGGTTAATAATCGTGATCTCACTGCTGCAGTCATCGATATGACCAAATTATATTCGACGCCTATGATTGAATGGATTAATCGTACGAATATACCGTTCATCGAAATCATAAACGATCCTCGCTATAAGCTTAATCAATCCCGTGACATTACTCGCTGCCCGAATGTGTCGATTGGGCAGTTTGATTTTGAATATGCTAAGAAATATTTCAAATCATTTGATGATCAAGATTTAATAACGGATTATGTAAAGTCTACATACTCTGGTGTTGAAAAGATGTTCTGTTTGGATTATAATAAACCAACTACATCGGTTGCAGATCGTAATGTTCACGCAATGATCGCTCTCAATGAAGGCAAACCATCACGTTATAATATACTGAACGAATGGGTTCTTAAGCACGATGAGAATATTGATATCTACGGCCAATGGAATGAGAATATAATAAACAGCGATGCGCGTTTTCGTGGTTCGGTTCATGTAAGTGAAATTCAAAGAAGATTTGGAAATGTTCGTTCAACATTCATCATTCCGATTGCGCCGGGGTGGGTAACGTCGAAGTATATCGAGATGATTCAGGCTGGTGTCATTCCATTTCTTCATCCAACATATGACACACAAAATCATACAAACCTCGATTCGTTTTATAGACCGTCGACACCAGAACAGCTGCATGATCGTATTGCGTCAATCTACAATGATGACGTACTATATCTTCATCATATTCGTTACTTATCAAATAAGTATCTAACAGATGATCTATATGATGGCTCATTTATTAATAAATCGATTATGACTTCTATCGATAGTACCTATTCAGAGCCGTGTATAAATAATTACAGAAAGAGTGAAATAACAACACTCGAGTCTTTCTTTTCTTAGTGAAATATAGGATATATAATGAATCAGTTAAAATGGGCACCTCTCATTCCACTTATTGGTGGATTTCCTCTTGGGGCCGCCGCTGCGTTCAATTCAAAACCAACAGCAATCATATCATATTCGGATTTTACGAAGAACGATAGCCATTATGTGAATTATATTAATGAAATTCACAATCTGAATGTACCATATATACATCTTGATAAAGACCCAGATTATAGTAATGAAATCGACGTCATTGTTGGTACTCCACCATGCGCTGCTTTATCTCAGTTAAACACGGGGAAGACCGCCGCGGTGAAAGGTGCCGGTTGTCAAAAGAATGAGTGGATGTATCGTGTTTTCGAAGAAGGTATTGATCGCTTTAATGCAAAAGCTGTTATTGTCGAGAATGCACCTGCGCTATATACGAATAAAGGACAGGCCGTTGCACAGCGCTTATATGAAATTGCTAAGGCTCGTGGTTACAGTCTAACATTATACAAAACATCGACAATGTACCATGGTATTCCACAGAATCGTCAGCGTTGTTTTGCTATTGCTTGGAAGAGTAAGACTGCACCTATTATGAATTGGTATGATCGATCACGTTTGAATTTTCATGATTATCTTAAGAATGTGAATGCGAATGCTAAGCATCATGATATCATCATTAATAACGAAATCGGTAACGAGCATTACTATCAGTTCATCAAATATAAAACAAATCGTGATCCGCGTGAATTACTAAAAGAATCAAAGATTATCACTACACTCCAATATGTTATTAAGCATTTTAGTTTAGACGAAGCTCTTGATTGGTTTGAAACGATCGACCACACTCGCGGTGCCAAATATGCAGCTCATGCGATTAAAAAGTATGATCAGGGACTTGGTGTATGGGATGGTTCAACACATGTTTTTAATGAGGTAATGAATGCCGTGATCGGTCGAAATATGGCCGACACTATTCACCCAGAATATGATCGCTCTTTAACTGTACGTGAAGCATTATATATGATGGGCTTTCCTGATGATTTTGAGTTACTAGGCGGGCGCAGTTGTATTAATCATATTGCACAGAACGTACCAGTATGCACGGCACGCGATATGTGTACTGAGATCGAATTGTTTATTCGTGGACAATTACTTGATTCTGGCTCATCGTATGTTAAACAGAATAATTTTAAGAAAACAATTGAACACGTAGAAACAGATCGACACGATTTGACATCTTTCATTCAATAGAATACAATGGAGTATAACATGGAAACAAAAATACCAGTTGAAGTATTAAAGCAACAGAAATTATTTTTGGCAGTACCGATGTACGGCGGGCAATGTGCTGGAATGTTTGCTAGATCGCTTTCAGATCTAACGAATCTCTGCGTACGTTATGGTATTAAGATGCAGTTCTATTTTCTATTCAACGAGTCTTTGGTTACACGCGCGCGCAACTATTGTGCTGATGAGTTTATGAGATCTGATTGTACTCATCTAATGTTTATTGACTCTGATATTGGCTTTGACGCGCATGACGTTATTTCGTTGTTAGGACTATCTTCAATGAATGAAGATTATAATGTTCTATGCGGGCCATATCCAAAGAAGACTATCTCATGGGAAAAGATTAAGCAAGCTGTTGATAAAGGTGTAGCAGATAAAGATCCAAATATTCTCGAAAACTTCGTTGGCGATTATGTATTCAACCCAAAGAAGGGATTATCAACAATTCCGCTTAATCAACCAGTTGAGGTAATGGAATCTGGTACTGGGTTTATGTTGATTCAACGAAAGGTTTTTGAGGCATACAATAAACACTTCCCACAGATGTTATATAAGCCAGACCATGTTCGCACCGAGAATTTCGATGGTTCACGCGAAATCATGGCGTATTTTGACGCTATCATCGACGATAAATCTCAGAATATGGTTGCTGAGGTTGAAGCATTCGTAAAGCAGACGCCTAACGCTACACACGACGATATCATTGAATTTTTACGCGATAAGAAGAATGGTTTAACTTCCGCATATTCAAACCGGTATTTGTCAGAAGACTATATGTTTTGTTATAATGTACAAAAGATGGGTATGAAGGTGTGGTTATGCCCATGGATGCAGCTCAAGCATGTAGGTTCGTATATTTTTGGTGGATCGCTTGCGGCCTTAGCATCGGTTGGAGCATCGGCAACAGCAGACACAAAGAAGCTTGGCAGGAAACGTAAATAAAATATAATGGAGAATGTATATATGAACATGAATGAAAACACGATCGCAGTATTGAAGAATTTTTCAACGATTAATCCGTCACTTGCGTTTAAGCAAGGTAATATTCTTCGCACAATGGCGCCAAATAAAGCAGTGCTAGCAAAAGCAACACTGGATGAAACGATCCCATCTGACTTTGCAATTTATGAACTGCATCGTTTTCTAGGTGTAGTTTCTCTGATGAAGAACCCGCGTTACGAAATCGGTGCATCATCGATGACTATTCATGGCGATGCTCGACGTAAAGTGAAGTATGTGTATGCAGATACATCAACTTTCGTTACACCGCCTGATCATGATTTGAATATGCCAAGTATTGACGTGTCGTTTAACTTAAAGACAAATCAATATCAGGATATAATGAAGGCTCTTGGTGTTATGTCGTTGCCTGAGTTGGTGATCACTGTTGAGGACGGCAATCTTGTTCTTCGTGGAACAGATACATCAAATCCCAGTTCAAACGATTACGATATCGTTGTTGGTGAAACAGATAGCAAACCTTTCACAGCAATTATTCGAACTGACCATCTTAAGATCGTACCAAATGACTACAGTGTATCGATCTCGTCTGCCGGTATTTGTCGATTTGAATCATCAGCAATTACATATTGGGTTAGCGTTGAGTCGAAGTCTACATTCAGTTAATTGAGGGAGTTTTATATTATGCGTGAAGAGTTTCTTTTCGTTGAAAAGTACAGACCGAAGACTGTAAAGGAGACGGTTCTACCGTCTCGTCTCAAAGATGTATTTCAACAGTTCGTCGATCAAAAGAACGTACCAAATTTAATTCTATCAGGCGGGCCTGGTGTTGGTAAAACGACAATTGCTCGTGCGATGCTCGAGGAACTTGGGTGTGATTACATTATCATCAACGGTTCGATGAGGGGTAATATCGATACATTGCGTAATGACATTCAGCAATTTGCATCATCGGTATCGTTAAGTGGTGGGCGTAAGTACGTTATTCTTGATGAAGCAGATTATCTAAATGGAAATTCGACACAACCAGCTCTACGCAATTTCATGGAGGAATACTCGCATAACTGTGGTTTCATTCTTACATGTAATTTCAAGAATCGTATTATCGAACCATTACATTCACGATGCAGTGTAATCGATTTTATGTTCAGCAAAGATGAGAGAGTTGAGCTCGCAGTTTCATTTTTTCACCACGTTCAACTAATTCTTGATAAAGAAAATATTGAATATGATAAGAAAACGGTTGCTCATTTAGTGCGAAAGTATTTTCCAGATAATCGTCGCATTCTCAATGAGTTACAGCGATATGGAACATGTGGTGTAATTGATAACGGTATTCTTTTATCGGAGAGTAAGAGTAATCTTGATGATTTAATTGCGGCTTTGATTGAAAAGAATTTTACTAATGTTCGAACTTGGGTATCGCTGAATGCTGACATTGATTCAACTAGCATCTTTAGAACTATTTACGATCAACTTACGCCCAAGCTAAAAAAACAGTCGATACCGCAGTTAGTGCTTATTCTTGCTGATTATCAATATAAAGCAGCTTTCTCTGTTGATGCTGAGATTAATCTAACAGCGTGCTTCGTTGAAATTATGACCAACTGTCCATTTGAGTGATATTATTATGAAAATGTTATTCTTTGATTTTGAAACGCTTGGTACAAATATCGAGTCTGCGCCGATTGTAAATCTCGCGACAGTTAAAGTCGAATCAGATAGATTTACGTCTGATAGTCCATATAATTTCAATGAATTAGTTAATGTTTCTTCGTTTCATAAGTTCGATATATTAGAACAAGTAAATGTATATGGTCGAAAGATTGAGCAGCGTGTACTAGATTGGTGGCAAGAACAACCACCAACTGCGCGAAAGCAGTTAAAGAGATCGTCAGACGATGTGTCGATTAAACAACTATTCACGATTTTTAACGATGAAATTCGTGCATATGATTGTAAGTATGTATTTACACGCGGCAATACGTTCGATCCACCACTGCTCACGTCATTAATTCATGCAACGGATCAATCCGAACCGATTCATTTTCGTGCTATTCGTGACGTTCGTAGTTTCATTCTTGGACTAACATTTGGGCATAATATCGATGATCGATTCTTTCCGCCGAACGTAAACGAATCTGAGTTTATTCATCATGATCCACGGCATGACGTAGCGATCGATGTTATGCGTATACAATATCTCATCCGAACAATGGAGGGGCTAGATGTTTAAGCGAAAAAAATCGTCGAAACTGAAATGTAATTTATGCGAAAATACAATTACTGATAGTGGGAATAATGCGATCGTTGTTTTATCGGATAGCGTACGAATTGAAATTTGCGACGAATGCGAAAAACTAATCAGTGTTATATCTACTAAATACAACGCGCTACATGATGAAATGTTGAATGATAAAACTAAAGATGGCGGTATATGATGAGCAATCCATTTGATTATATCAATAGCATCAATATGACAAAGAAGCATATGATGCAGAATACTGATAATGATGAGCTAGCCGAGAAAGCTTATAATCCATTTCTAACAAATCGTGCGCTGTCTTATTTCAATGATACGTTAGCATTAGCAAATGAGATGAATTGCAATTCTAGCCTCGATAATCTAATGCAATACGAATTCTATTTTTACTTAGTGCCAAAGAAGAAGCGCTTTAGTAAGTGGCAGAAGAAGAGTAATTCGGATCGAATCGATGTCATCACTGAGTATTACGCATGCAGCGAACGCCGTGCGCACGAATATAACGCACTATTAACCGATGAACATATTAATCATATGAAGAAAACTATGATTCATGGTGGGTGATTTGTTTGTATAAAAATAATAATAAAGGAACATAACATGAGAAGTTTACTTGATAGATTTATCGAAGTCGAATTAGATGATGAAAGCGACTTCTTGAAAGTGCGCGAAACATTAACACGTATTGGTGTTGCGTCATATAAAAATCGAGCATTATATCAGTCTTGCCACATTTTACATAAGCGTGGTAAATATTACATCGTTCATTTTAAGGAATTATTTGAACTTGACGGAAAGGCAAATAATTTTAGTGACGATGACCGAGGCCGCCGTAACACAATTGCTAAACTATTAGAAGACTGGGGTTTAGTTAAGATTTTAAATCCGGAAGTCACGATTGAACCACGACTGGATTTGGTTACTGGTGGGTTAAAGATTTTGTCATATGATGAAAAGGATGATTGGGATTTGATACCAAAGTATACGATTGGAAATGCTAGGACATAGCGACACATACAAAAATGCCCGGATTAATCCGGGCATTGTTTTGATTACTTACGTGCCGAACGAACGCGTTTCATGTGACAATATGAATCGAGCCATTGCTCGGGCGTCTTGATTGTTACATTCTGATTGATCTTTAGTCCATGATTACGATATTCCTTCGCAAGAATTTTAGCGTAAATCGGACTAATGAACCTGGACGCCAACTTAATCTGCTGCATTCGAAAACGAATGTCATGATGCCAGTTACCAACCATGTGCGCAAGTTCATGAATCAATGTATCATCAGTTAAACCAGAATTCGACAGGGTAATCACACCTTCAATGTGATATGCCATACCGAGATATGCGCGCGAGTTCATTTCCTTAATTTGAATTTCGCGCGGTCGCACTGAATTATTTTCTAGCATCGAACGCCACGTCTTCGATTTAATGATCGTGTTCGTGCGCTTCTGCATTTCTTTAATCGAACGGCTCGGTAAACGATTTCCGCGCGACCAGTAGATAGATGCCGCAGATCGTTCACTAGCATATACTTTTGACCGGGTTGAATCACGAATAGCAGTTCGCCCGAAATCGCGAATTTTTTCTTTTCGGTGGACGTATGTAAAGTACTTATGACACAGTTCATCAGTCCAACGTGAATCGAGATTCTTTAACGTCGAATATGTAACCATTGTCTACCCATTACGATTTAAATACCATTATACTATATCTAGACGGTTCTGTCAATAGGTTTATGATGAATTTGTGAAAATAATTTTGTTGAACAAAATCAATAAGTTACATGAGGACATCTAGATGTTCATCTAGATGAGGCTAGACGCAGTTTTAGTGTTTGTATATAGTTTCCACTGTTCGATCTTCAAAACTGCGTCTAGCCTCATCTAGATGTCCTCATGTAACTTATTGATTTTGTTCAACAAAATTATTTTCACAAATTCATCATAAACCTATTGACAGAACCGTCTAGATATAGTATAATGGTATTATCAAATGGCTATGGACTGATTATGTATCGTGATTTGAACCCGAATATGTCACGCGGGTATTTTCTGATGTTCGTGTTCGTGGCGATCGTTTTATTTATGATTGTGTCGACGATGGATGCGAATGACGCAGAACGTGAAGAACGTGTATATTGTCAGGCGGTTGCTGACGGTATTTGGCCGCATACGCGTAACATTGATTGTAGTGATATGTGAACCGTTTGCAAATTTAGCATTCCGCCGCATCAGTAAGAATTCTAAGGTGTGGCGACAGTAGCATAAGGGCTACGCGACGATTCGCTGGAGCGAAAATGACAAACAATACACAATTCTCAGTTCGTGTTACTTGTATGAGTTTAAGTGTCGACGCGTCGTTAATAACGATCAATGTATCGGATCATCACCTTCTTTACATTTATTATGACGGTGATCGCATTCGGCGAATTGAATGGTCCGGCGGTGAAGAGATCACGATCACTGACTTCTATGCGATGCTCGACGATTGGGCAGCAAAACTATCTACAAGATCTGCGAACTTACTGAGGACTTTTATTGAATAGTATGTGTTATATTACTACATAATTCAATTGGAGAAAAGAATTGTGGATAATATTTTATGTCAATAGTAAGAACGTATAATCTAAATGTAAACCAGCGGATGCTAGCAAATCAAGCATTTGAAATCGTCAATGATAAATTTTTAACAAGAATCAACGATATATCACTAAGCGTCATAGGTTCAGATAAGTTACTTGAAGTAGAAAACATCTGCGGTGATATTGAATGGCAGGATAGGAACCATCGTCCTCGTAAATTTAAGATTAGAATTGATACAACGCAAACCTATGTTATGTTTGTGCGAACAGTATTACATGAGCTCGTCCATCTTAAACAATTTGCAAAGGGCGAACTCATGTATCATTTACGTGAAAACGTTGTGTCATGGAGACCACACCGAGAAAAAATCGTTCGTTATAAACCAACGACTGACTATTGGGATTTACCGTGGGAGATCGAGGCACATGGACGCGAAATTGGGTTGTTAAGATTGTTAACAGATAAACACGATGAATGGCGATATTTACATAAGGAATAAGAATGACTAGAATAAGTGCTCAGGCAACAACTGGAGTGTCTGGTGAACGTTTATGTTATGGTATCGATCGTAGTAATTGTATTCCGATGGATGCAGGCGAGCCAATTCGTCATTGGGATCGCGAAGTGACATATAACGGAGAAGACACTCTATACAATGTATTAACACTCGATAAGTATATCAAATACGATCTCCTCGCAAACATTCTTTACAATGATGAGAAAATATCAGAACATACTATCGTGTCGCTATATTCGTCGGGTATGGTAAAGGAGATACGTGTTGGCAAGAAAAGATATCGTATTCATGGAAAGAAATATCTAGGCAAAAAATAAAGGAGATAACAATGTTCAAATTTTTGTTTACTGTATTTGCAATGTATGTATTCATTGCACTAATATTGGCACTGGCTGATTATCAACGCAAAGACAACGATAATACTTATAGTCAATTGTTTTATGCTCGACTATTTTGGTATCGTGATTTTATTGATGCGATCAAATATGCATATGGTGAAGTGCGGCGTAAAGGTAAGACTGGTGAACATGATGTCTAGTCTCGAACATACCCTATGGGCAGTGTCTGCGTTGTACCTTTCTTATCTTGCTAGTAAGTATTTATGTTTTTTAACTATCTTTAAATTGATGACCGAAGAAGAAAAGACTGATCTAATCGAACGCTTAAAGAAGGAGTCATAATGGATATTCTAAATCGTGTAGTAACAATTCTAAGTAATGTTGGCGAATTTGTTGGTAAGCTGGAAGAAATGGATGATGAATCGTACACAATAATCAAACCGCGTGCGTTAATCCAAACTCAAGAGGGCTTTGGTTTTGCGCCGTCTGTTGCGATGAGCGCACAGCAGGATGTTGAACGCGTTACATTCAATCGTTCGCTTATTCTTTGTTGTGTTCTATCCGATGAGCGTATCGTAAAGGCTTGGCAGAAAGCGACAACTGGCTTAGTGATTCCTGCATAATATGAATACGACAAATTCATCGCGCGTCGAATATGTCGACCACATGGGTGATGATCTACGTGTCGTTAATGCAGCTCGCGTGTCATTCGATAAAGAGAGCGAATGGGAGTTAACTTCAACACACGAAGAAGAAGCTAGTTCATGTAATGCTTTAGCTAAACGCGATATAAAGCTAATTGAATACTTAGCTAAACACAATCACTTCACACCGTTTACTCATTGTATGATTACTTTACGCGAGACTGTGCCAATCTTTGTAGCACGACAGAGATTTAAACATACTGTTGGATTTAGTTACAATGAAGTATCACGCAGATATGTGGATGATGATCCCGTGTTCTTTGTGCCTGATGTGTGGAGATCGAGACCAGAGGGTAGTGTTAAGCAAGGTAGCGGTTCTAAAGGTTTAACCCGAGTTAATGAGACTGGTTATTTGAATATTATCCCATTTACTCACCGTGAAGGTAGGAACTATAGCCTTCATGCGGATTACGAAATCTATTTGGATATCGCTGAAAGGGTGTATAAGCACATGATCGAGTCGGGCATTGCTCCGGAGCAGGCTCGTATGGTATTACCACAGAGCATGATGACTAGTTACTACGTTACGGGTTCTCTTGCGGCTTGGGCGCGTGCATATAAGCAACGAGTTGACACACATGCGCAGGTCGAAATTCAACAATTAGCGCATTCGTGGAATACAATCATTCAACCGCTGTTTCCTGTTAGTTGGAATGCGCTTACTCAAAGTGATCATTAAAATGATGGTTAATGAAATGAAATATATCGATGAACTACATGAAAAAGTCGAACGTCTCATGAAACACATTGAAGTTCTTGAGAAACTAATTGAAACGCTAGATAAGACACCTACCATTAATAGTTCAACCGAAAATATCCTAAAACTATAGAAATCGTGTAACTTAGGTTTTAACCGAAAACTATTGACAAAGTCGGCTGAATATGGTAGAATGGTACTGTAAAATCAAAACACATCGAGATTATGAATTATGGAAACCAAGACGTATTTTAAAGTAGATAGTAAGAATGTCGTTCGTACGTGGTCAATCAAACCAATGTACGATGAATCTGGGTTCTATATGTATTCAGGTGTTGAAGATGGCGCTCTTATTACTAAATTCGTTAAAGTAATCGAGAATCAATCTGGGCGCGATATTCACGAACAGATCGATCTCGAAGTGGCGTCACGAACAAAACGAAAGCTTGATTCTGGATATAAAGAGTTTCGCGAACAGGCGATCAGTGAAGTAGGTCTTGATGCGTCTGGTAATCTGCGGCCGATGCTTGCGCATAAGTACGATCAGAAGAAGATCGATTGGGACCGGGCCTTTATGCAAATTAAATATGATGGCCATCGATGCTTGATTGAAATTAAGAATGGTGTTGCCCGTGCATATTCACGAAAAGGTCTTCCTATTACTACAATGGATCACATTCTAGAGTCTCTTCATGGTATTAACGAAGATATGATTCTTGATGGCGAGCTATATATTCATGGTAAAGCATTGCAAGAAATTGCTTCATATGTAAAGAAGAAACGACCTGAATCGGCTCAAGTTCAATACATCGTATACGATATCGTAGATCAAGCCTCGGCCTTCAGCGATCGATTTAATCGTCTCGGGTTTCTATTTGATACTAAACTCAGTGGTGCGTTAAATATCGATCTTGCACCAACACACAAAGTGAATTCGCATCAAGAATGCATGAAATTGTTTCATGAGTTTCGTGAAAATGGATATGAAGGCGGAATCGTTCGTATCAGTAAGGACGGTTACGATGTTGGTAAGCGCAGTCGTCAGGTTCTTAAAGTAAAGCAATTTCATGATGCAGAGTTTACTATAATCGATGTTGAAGAATCCGCTGACGGATGGGGTGTTCTTGTATGTAAGACATCGGATAATACTGTATTTCGTTGTACGGCCCCGGGTACGCATGCACAGAAGACCGAGATTCTGAAGAACAAGAAAAACTATATTGGCCGTGACGTAACTGTTGAATTCTCTCATCTAACAAATGACGGTGTACCGTTTCATCCAGTCGCCACTCGATTTCGAGTAGACATTTAGTAATATACATTATGATTGCAATCGACAAGAGTAGTATGTTATATAAGTTCATTATGACATATCGGAATAAGTCTCGTTATAGCAGATATGATTTTCCGCGTGTTTCGTTATGTAATTACTACAGAATATAGCACGTGATTTTACAAAATGATCGGTGTTCAAATCCAAGTATAATTACAACGTGGTTACGCGATCGTAGAAATAAGATTTGTACACGCGTGGTTGTTACGAATAATAAATAGTAAAAAGAATATCACATAGGAGCTATGGATATGAAAAACAAACAATATGAGTTGGGTGTATATATTGGCCGATTCCAACCATATCACAACGGCCATCATCAAACAGTTCTTCGTATGCTAAATGAGTGTAAAGAAGTACTTATTCTCATTGGTAGTCATGAATCATCATGCAGTATTAAGAATCCCTGGGATTCTGTTACACGCAAAAGCATGATTGAAAATTCCCATTCACCAACGGCATCAATTCATTTTGATTATATTCATGACTTTCATGATAATCATCGATGGATTACTGAAGTTCAGCGCCTCGTTCATAAAAACGCGAAACAAATTTTCGGTTGGCGTGATCGAGATATATATGGCGTTGCATTATATGGTCATGCAAAGGATGAGTCGACGTGGTACCTCAATGCATTTCCTGTGTGGAAATTTATTGAAACCGAGAATGTAGATATTCTAAATGCAACTGATATTCGTAACATCTATTACGGATACCCAAAAACTTTACCACTATCATATCTAGACGGTGTTCTTCCAACTGGAACGAAGGAGATTCTCGCAAAGAATCGACGCGGTGATTCGTATGAATTGATTTGTGATGAGATGAAACACGCCGTGAATTATGAAAAGCAATTTAAAATCCCAGACGGTTGGTCAATGAACTTTTATACGACGGATGCAGTCGTCGTTCAATCCGGTCATATACTATTGATTCAGCGTGCAGATTCTCCGGGTAAAGGTTTGTGGGCTTTACCCGGAGGGCATATTGATAAAAACGAAACTTCATATGAAGCATGCGTACGTGAGTTATATGAAGAAACAAATATCAAAGTGCCAGAGAGAATTTTATATGCATCACATAAAGGTACAAAACTGTTCGACGATCCAAATCGTTCACTTCGAGCAAGAGTACCGAATGTAATTGGGCGGACTGTTGATGTTGCTCATTTCTTCGAACTTTCATACGGTCACGAACTACCAAGAGTTAAAGGTAACAGCGACGCATCAGTTGCGTGGTGGTTTACGTTTGACGATTTCACCAAAATGAGAAGTCAGTTGTTTGAAGATCATTTCTTCATCGCTTCTCACTTCATTAACGTCACATAGGAGTTATGGACATGAAAAATAAAATGCTTGAAAATATGATTCTTGATACCGACAGTTACAAATTTTCTCATTATGAACAATACCCACCAGGCACAGAAAAAGTGTATTCGTATATTGAGGCAAGAAAGCCAGCAAATATGGGAAACGGTAATACAATTGATTCGGTTGTTTTCTATGGTCTGAAATATATTCTTTCGCAGTTTGAGAAGATTACTGTTCGGGATGTACTTGAAGCAAATGAGCTTGCGAAGAATCACGGTGTACCATTCAATTATGATGGTATGATGTATATTGCAACCGAACTAAATGGCGTATTACCGATCAAGATTTATGCAGTTCCTGAAGGTACTGTTGTTCCTGTTAGTAATGTATTGTTAACGATTGTAAACACTGATCCAAAGTGTTTTTGGCTTACATCATATCTTGAAACGATGTTAGTTCGTTTGTGGTATCCATGTACAGTTGCATCAGTGAGTCGTGGTGTAAAAACGATCATTAAGAAGTACCTTGATCTAACATCAGACAACAGCGACACACAATTACCGTTTAAGTTGCACGACTTTGGTTCACGCGGAGTATCGTGTCGCGAACAGGCGGCAATTGGTGGATCGGCTCATCTCATCAATTTCCTTGGAACGGATACGATCGTTGGATGGAAGTTAGCTGCTGATATATATGACGCAGACGTTAAGACTATCGGATTTAGTATACCAGCATCGGAACACTCAACGATTACATCGTGGACGAAAGAACGTGAGTTTGATGCATATCTTAATATTGTCAATAAGTATGCTAAGCCAGGATCGATATTTGCATGTGTATCGGATTCGTATGATATTATGAATGCCGTAAAGAATATGTGGATTCCACGTTTAATTCCAATCGTAAAGGAGAAAGAGTCAACGGTCGTTATTCGTCCAGATTCGGGTGATCCAGTTCAGACACCAATTGATATTATTCGAGTACTGTTAGCTGAACTAGTGAGCGATGTTACTATCAATAGCAAAGGATACAAAGTATTGCCTTCGTATGTACGTGTAATACAAGGCGATGGTATGACACTGGAGAACATTGAATCGATTTTAAAGATTCTTGAGAAAGAAAAAATCAGTGCTGAGAATATTGCATTTGGTATGGGCGCAGGTCTACTTCAGAAAATTGACCGTGATACATTTAGTTTTGCGATGAAGTGCAGTGCGATGATGATTAACGGTGAATGGTTCGATGTATATAAAGACCCATTGGGTGATAGTGGAAAAGCATCGAAGCGTGGGCAGCTCGAACTCATTCTTAATGAGAATGGTGAGTTTGAAACTATACCATATAGAAATTCATCGTGGTTTGAATCTGTGATGCAATGTGTATATGATAATGGGCCAACCGATATTTTGAAGCGAACGAATTTCAATGAAATTCGCATTCGCGCAAAAGTCAAATAATCTTAAACATAGGGTGATCAAAATGAATGAATATGAAAAGTCAGTACTTAAGCAATCGATTCAGTCTGGTGTTGTGCAAGTTCGATTTAAAAAAGTAAATGGCGACATTCGTGTTATGTTATGCACGATCAATCCAGATTTAATTCCGAAACAACCAGATGCAGAACAACCATTCGAAAATGATATGCTAACATTATCCGAGAAGAAAGCCCCACGCAAACAAAGCGATGAATCTTATCGTGTATATGATGTCGAGAAAGATGGGTGGCGATCGTTTCGCTGGGATTCCGTTATCGATTATAGCACGGAATAATACAATATTAAGATATCGTCTATATAGAACCGTTCTAGAAGCACGATAGGACGATTTTGATAGAAACCGATAGTAATATATGCAGAACCACCAAAAGGCCTCTAGACTCCCTCTAGAGGCCTTTTGGTAACTGATTGATTTTATTACAATATCTAGATTGACACTGGTAACCAATTGATTTTAATACGAAAGTTAAAATAATTGAAAAAACTATTGACAAAGCGGTTCTGTTGTGGTAGAATGTATTCAACAAATCGGAAAACGCATAGGAAATATATCATGAATTTTACCGCCCTTGAAAAACGCGTATTCAACCTTCTCGTTGAAGAAATGCGTGGTAACGGCCTTATTAATACTCGGGAAATCGCCATCGCGTTGAAGCTTCCCAATGATACGGTACGCGGCGTACTCGGCAGTTTGGCTAAGAAAGGTAAGGTTGAATGCGAACCGACCTATCGTCATCATGGAAATTCGCCTGCGTTGATTTGGCCGGTACATCCTGTTATCGGTGCTTGTTTCTGGGCCGATTCGGTGTCTGACGATGAAATCTGTCGCCAACTCATCAACTAGGCAATCAATAACCCCCATACTATTTCGTGGAATAACCCCTACTAAGAAATCGTCTATATAGAACCGTTCTAGAAGCACGATACGACGATGTCGATAGAAACTGATAGTACAATATGCCGAAAGGATAGAAGTCCTCTAGACTCCCACTAGAGGACTTCTAGTAACCAATTGATTTCATTACAGTTTCTAGATTGATACCGGTAACCTATTGATTCTATTACAAAAACCAAAATAATTGAAAAAACTATTGACAAAGCGGTTCTGTTGTGGTATAATGGTATCGTCAAATGGAAAAACACACTGGCGATTATATCATGAAAGCAGTAACACT